AAAAGCCGCTGGCCCAAAGGTTGGAGGAGGGCGACCTCAAGAGCGGGAAAATCTCGTTCGAGGTCGTCACCCTCGACCTCAAGGTGCGCAGGAAGGCTGACCCCGTGACGCAAAAGGATGCATACAAATGCGTGTTGTCGGGAAAGGATACGGCTCCGCAAGAGTTCACTTTCTTCAAGGACGTGGTGGATGATTTCGTGAATTATTACGAAGGTGCAGTGCCACAGGTGTTCTGTCATGGAACGCTTGAGACCGACTATGGCCCGATTGACCTCTACGGCTTTATTGACGAATTGTTGCCATTCAGCGTACACGACATAAAGACAACGAAGTCTTATCGCTCGGGGGCTTTCAAGGCGCATTGGCAGCACATCGTCTATCCTTACTGCCTACACTGCATGGGGATGGACATAAGCCATTTCGAGTATAACGTCACCAATTTCAAGGAAGCGTTCTCGGAAGTCTATGTCTTTGACGAAAGCCGTGACATCCCACGTTTAAGGGAGCATTGCGAAAGGCTGATACAGTTCCTTGAGGATAACAAGGACGTCATAACGGACACAAAAGTATTCAACCCATTAAACAAGTGATTATGGCAGATGTGAAATTGGTCGGTTCAATCAACCTTGCAAAATTGGCGAATGTCGGTATAATGACCGTCAATGGCGCGACTGCGAGCAAGAAGTGCGTAGTGATACCGATAGACGAGAACGACATTTATGTCAAGGTCGAGAACAAGGTGGCGCAAGACGGACGGCAGTATGTTTCCAGAAAATACTGCCTCGGCGTGGAGGTTTACGAAAGGCAGGAAACCAGCCAGTTCGGCGCGACGCATTACATGAAGCTGTCAACGAGCAAGGGGTTCATAAACTCGCATACGGAGCAAGCCGTTTCCGAAAGGAACAATGTCTATCTCGGCGACTTGAAGCCGGTGGCAATCCCCAACGGAAACCAAGCGTCCACGATAGAGGCTCCTATGGCAGAAGTAATCCCCGATGAGGAAAATGACTTGCCGTTCTGATGCAGAAGCTGACGCTCGTAAAGAACCGCTGCGAGGGTACGGTCATAAACCGCTCGCTCGTGGAAACGGTAGAAGCCCTCCCCGACGGGAAATACAACATTTATATCGTGGAGAAGGAATACCGGGCTTCCGTTCCGCAGCAAAGGCTGTTCTGGATGTGGATGACCTGCCTTGAATACTGGAGCGGCGAGTCAAGGGTGAAATGGCACGACCACTATTGCAGGTTATTCCTTTCCCCGTGGCAGCAAAGCACAAGGTCGCTGAGTTCCGTGGCGATGGGCCACTTCCTCGACCAGATACAGGCCGATGCGCTGACGGAATGGAATGTCAGGTTGCCTTCACCGGAAGATGAGTTCTACCAGGATTTTGTATTAACGTATAAAAACAGATGATTATGGAATTGGAAATGTTCAAAGACCTAAGCCCGGCCGAGCGGAAAGATATGCTTGACGCACAGGCGGACGAGGTTACGGAGGAACTGTACCTTAAGCCGTTCGACAACGACGGGGCGCAGAAAGCAAGGGAGCGTTATTGCCAACTCAACCTGCAGCTTGCCGACATCAAGGCAGAGGAGGACGAGGCAAAGGCGCGCTTCAAGGAAATGCGCGATCCGTTGAAAAGGGAAGCCGACCAAATCCTCGGCAACTTGAAGCAGGGAGGTGTCTATGTGACGGGCAAGCTCTATAAGCTGATAGACAGAGACGAGAGGGCTGTCGGCTTTTACAATGAGGACGGAGACCTCGTAAGCCAGAGAAAGGCGTTGCCGAAGGAAGTAATGGCACAGTCCATCTTCGGTGTCGTGAGGATGGCAGACAAGAAGAACGGCACATCAGACGGGAATGTATAACTAAAAAAGGCAATCACATGGAAAATCAGAAAGACGACAGGTCAATAGTAGTCAACATTGAGAAATATGACGGGCAGAAGCCTGTCGAGGTTATCTTGAGAAGGGGTGAAGCGGCAACCCAACCCAATCCGTTGCCCAACTTGGAACCATTGAAGATAAGGCTGAAAGGCACGATAGAAACACCTGCCAACTGGCTGGAGAAGCGTGCCGGCAACCACGACCCGAGGGGCATCTATGCCATTGTTGACAGGGAAAAGCTGTCGATAGGTCTTGTCGCCAATGAGAACGACGAGCGCAGCAGGGTTGTCGTGAATGGGGAGATAGAGCTTTCGGACACGTTCAAGGCTTTCCGTATCAATGACGTGGACGGATGGAAGCCGCAGGAGCTTGGGCAGTTCATAAGGCTAAACCGCTCGTATTTCACAGACGTAAAGCAAGCCACGGAACTTGTCTCAAAGCTGAAGAAGTTCAAGGCCAAGGTGAACCAGCTCCTCGAAAAGTCGGAAGAACGGAACGGAAGCATAGGGCTTGTGTTCCAGCAGGAGGTGGAGAGCAACCTGCCTACTGATTTCAGCCTTGACATCCCGATATTCAAGGGTGGAAAGAGGCAGCGCATAGAGGTAGAGATAGACCACTACGTCAGTGGGGTTGACTGTTACCTCCAGCTGTTCTCGCCGGAAGCCAAGGACATAATGACTTCAACGTCGGACGGCATAATCGACAAGGAAGTGGAAAGGTTGAAAGCCGCTTGCCCTGACATCGTGATAGTCGAGGGTGGCTTGGCAGATAACAACGCTTTGGCTTAATGATGGAGTACGTCTTAAGAGATTACCAACAACAAGCGAGTGATGCCGCCGTAAACTTCTTCCGCAATACGAAGAGCGAGCGCAACGGCATCCTCGTCTTGCCTACGGGGGCTGGGAAATCAATCGTGGTGGCCGACATAGCCAAAAGGCTTGAAGGTGATGTTATCGTCCTTCAGCCGTCGAAGGAGATTTTGGGGCAGAACTATGCCAAGTACAGAAGCTATGGCATGGAGGATTGCTCTGTTTATTCCGCATCGCTCAACAGCAAGGAAATTAGTCCTGTAACGTTTGCCACGATAGGCAGTGTCATGGGGCATCTTGACGAGTTCGACAGGTTCAAGGCTGTAATTGTTGATGAGTGCCATTGCGTGAATGCCATTAGCGGACAGTACAAGGAGTTCATCGAAAAGGTGAAGCGCAAGGTTCTCGGCCTTACGGCCACGCCATACCGTCTGTATTCTTCACAAGGGATAGTCACGCCTAAAGGCGAGTTCAAGCCAAATGGCAGCTATCGTTCTGAAGATTATTTTTATTCAGACGGCATACACCCGAAGCCTGGCGTGATGTTCAAGAATGCCTGTATGCTTAAGTTTCTTACTCGTACAAGGCCGAGGATATTCCATGATGTCATTTATGAGGTTAGCATTCAAACACTCTTGCAAAGGGGCTATCTTGCCAAGTTGCGGTACTTTGACCTTCCGGCTATAGACAGCTCAAGGATAAGGCGCAATTCGACAGGACGGGACTTTGACGAGCAATCACTATCGGACGAGTTCAAGCGTACAGACCTTGCCTCCTATCTGTTGAGTATCGTAAAACGTCTCCTGCATCCAAAGAATGGTGTGAAACGCAAGGGAATACTCGTCTTTACGAAATTCATAGAGGAAAGTGAAAGGCTTAGCCGGGAAATAGACGGCGTGACTGTCCTGACAGGTGAAACGCCAAAAGCTGAACGAGAACGCATCATAGACGATTTCAAGTCGGGTAAAATAAAAGTGCTTAGCAACGTAGGAGTATTGGTTTGCGGCTTCGACTACCCTGAACTCGACACTGTTGTGATGGCACGTCCAACAATGTCGTTGGCACAGTGGTATCAAATTGTGGGCCGGGCAATACGTCCATCTGAAGGCAAGGACGGTTGGATTGTTGACCTCGGGGAGAACATCAGACGTTTCGGCAAGGTGGAAGACCTGTTCATGACACAGGACAGGCCCGGCGAATACGTGATAAACGGTATCGTCAATGGCGAAAAGAAACAATTAACGAACGTGTATTTTTGATATGGCTACAAGGAGGAATTCTTATAACGAAAGACTTTTCAAGGCAATCTTGGAAGGCAAGGGAAAGGAATCTGTCATTCGGGCAAGCAAATACCGCAAGGCTGTGGAGCGGTCTAAAAGCGAGAGTGAGATACAGCAGGAATGCATCCGTTGGTTCAAGGAAAACTATCCACAACTCGCGCAGGAGGGAATGCTGTTCCATATTGCCAACGAGGGCATACGCCTTGGCGGTATGGGTGCGAGGTTCAAGAGAGAGGGAATCGTCAAGGGAGTCGCTGACTTATGCCTTGCTATACCAAGGCATGGCTATGGCGCTCTTTACATTGAGATGAAACGGCCCGGCACTTACCAACGCCCGGAACAAAAGGCTTGGCAACAGGCCGTGGAAAAGTACGGAAGCAAATATGTGGTTTGCCGTTCCGTGCAGGAGTTCATTGTAGAAGTCAACCGTTACCTGTCGCTTTAGTTATGGCACACCCAGTCTTGTTCCCAGCATCGTTGCTTGCCAACAAATGGTTAAGGAAAGACCCTATCCGCTTGTTTTGGTGGATGGACTTGGTGTCCTTGGCCGCTCCAGTTGACGGTTGTACCGTCCGTATAGGAGAGGGTAAGCAAATCGAATGCCAAAAGGGCATGGTCATCACGACCCGTGGCTTGTTGTCGAAGCGGTGGGGCGTATCAAGGGATGCTGTCAAGAATTTTCTTGTGTCGGCTTGCAGGGAAAACCTTGTTAAGGTCGTCTCTCATTCCACTTATTCCCAGCTGTCAATAGTTGGATATGACGATTATGTGCCTTCCGAACCATCCGATGCGTCATCTTTTACCCAGCAAATTACCCACCCTAAAAAGCCTGCAAGTAGTTGTAAATCAGGTGGTTGTGATTGTATGGCCGACACGGAATTACCCACCTTTTTACCCACGAGCACCGATTTTACCCACGAAATTACCCATCCGAATACCGATGCAAATGCTTGTAAATCAGAATGTTATGACGATACCCCATCAGTTATTTTACCCACCCAATTACCCACCTCCAATAAAAATGCCCAGCAAACCACCCACCCTAAAAAGTCTGCAAGTAGTTGTAAATCAGATGGTTATGGAAAGGGTAAACATGGCGTTTTACCCACCTTTTTACCCACTTCTGGCGAAAAGCAAGAAATGAAAGAAACAGAAAACGAAACAGAAAATGCTTCCCCCACACCCCCTATAAAAGAAAAAGATAAAGAAAAAGAAAGCAAAGAACCGCTGACGCGGGGTCGTGGCTTCAACTCCGTTGAAACCACGTTCAGCGCGCACACGCGAGATGGGGAGCTGGAACTCGCCAAGCTGCAAAAGGCCGAGGAACGCAAGGCCAAGGCAGAGGAGAAGAAGCAGAAGCAAAAGGCTCTTGTAACGAAAGGCAGGGAGGTTTTCGAGGCATTCTTCAAGGAGCAATACGGCGAATGCTATTACTGGGAAGCCAAGGATTCCGTTGCGATGAAACGGGTATTCCAGAAGATAACATTCCGCAGGTTGCAGAGGAAGCCACCGTTACCGGTTGATGACGACAGCCTTGTTGACGCTTTCGCGCAGTTCCTGCATTCAATCAACAAGGCATGGATTGCGAACAACTTCTCCATGACGAAGATAGACAGCCAGTACAACGACATAATTTCGGAAATTCAAAATCAGAAGAAAAATGCAAGATACACGTCAGATTCAAAAAGCGCAGGACAATCTCGCCTTGAGGGTCAGGCAGTCGCTATCCTCAATGACATTGCAAAGGCGGACGAACTCTATTACAGGAATCGACAAGAAAGCCGAAGAACTCCGCAGCCAGTATAGCCCATCGCAGTTGATAAAAGCCTTCCCTGCGTCATACCAGAGCGTGCTGCCGGCAATATGCAGGAAGGTCAGCGACACAGCCAAGATTTGGTCTCCGATGTTGGGCGTTATGTCCGAGGCTTTTCCTGCTTCCGTGTACCAGAACACGAACGAGGAGATAGAAGACATGGCCATTACGTGGATGAAAGTGCAGCTCGTCGAAATGAGTTCATTCTGTGGGGTTAAGGAAAAGATGAGCGATTGGCAGTTAAAGGCCGCTTGTGTGCAAATGCTTGAGGAATACCCGGAAACGACGATGGTCGAGTTCATCCTTTTCTGCGCAAGGTTGCGTTCCGGGGCTTATGAGTCATTTTACGGGAACATCGACCCGATGTTAATCTTGCGATCGTTTGTTGCGTTCCAAAAAGACAAAAAGAATGATTACGAGGATGTTTACGAGGCAGAACTTAACGCAAAGAAAGAGAAGGAGGACGAGGAGGCGCGCAAGAACGCTTTGCCCTATGAGGAAGTGTGCAAAAGGATGGAGAACGGTGAATATCCGAACTTGAAGAAGATTGTGGATGGACATCGGATTGCGGAAGCCATTGTCAGCAAGATGACGGCTTGGAAAAACAAGAAAGGCAAGGGAAAATAAGTTTGCAAATACGATAAAAAATACCTCCTAAATACTTGCAAATCTGATTGTTTTTGATTAACTTTGTGGTAGCAAATAAGATAAAAAGTAACTCAACATTAAAACCAATTAAGCGATGAAAGAATTTACGATTTGTATCTACGTCAAGGGCTTCAAGCAGGTGCTCAACAAGCTCTTTTCCATGTTCGGAAACAGTATGCTGGATGAATGCACATTCACGGTAAAGGCGGAAAATGTTCCCGGCCTTGAAGCGGCTTGCGCCAATATGGGGTTAGAGCATGGCAAGCTGAAGGACTGGTGCTATACTGACGAACTATGATAATATGGCTAAGAAAGTAACGGCACAAGGCAATCCGCCTGGTTTTGGCTGCTGCCTTGATTGCAAGCATTCTGAGCTGATGCAGTGGGGTGAAGACCCTGTCATAGCGCAATGCAGTGTTCTCAAGACAAGGGAAGTGGCCGCAATCAAAAGATGCGCGAGACACGAAAGAACACTATCCCCAAAGAGCATAACGCATTACAAGAAACGCTATGGGATATGCCTTGACACAGATTGAATGAACTGATTTTATAACTTTCCAAAAAAAATACATTATGGACTTATTCAGAAAATTATCCAAGGTGATGGCAGACGGAAGCACATTGGCCATTACCGTTGCGAAGAAAGGCGATACGCTTGTCGCCAGTGTGCTTCCGGGAACGCCACTTGTAAAGGATTCCGCAGTGAAGAACATCGTTCCATTGAACTTGAGGGGTACGGCAGAGGAACTTGATGAAGGTTTCCTTGAAGCCGTATTGGCTCCGGTAAATAAAACCAACGGCCTGTTTACGGACTTGGAGAACTTTGAAAAGGCGCAGAAGGCGGCCAGGGATGCTTCGGAAATGGAGAAGAATGCCAAGGAGGAAGCAAAGAAAAATTCCGAACTTTTCTCCAAATGGATGTCGTTGGCCGAACAGAACCTGCAAGAGCAAAAATACAAGGATGCCATCACCTGCGCAAAGAATGCGCTTAAGTACGCGGACGCTGTGTCTGGCGGAAAGGCAAAGGCGGAGGTTTTCATTAAGAAAGCCACGGATGCAAGCGCCGAAGGGCTGTTTGGCGCGAACGAGGATAAATCTGACGGCAAGAACATCAAGCTGTCCGCAAAGGCCACGGGCAAGACAGGCGCGGACGAGAAGCCTGATGATGAAGAAGATGATGACGAATAACCGACTTAATAAAGAAACATAACAATGGCACTTCAAATATCAAATTACAGGAGGGTCTTTAAACATGGTACAATCACTTTGACCGACCCAGACCCGGACATGACCCCTGAACAAGTGATGATTTTTTATTCCAACCAATATCCCGAATTGACGACGAGCAACGTGCATGGCCCGGAGATAAAGGATGACGCGGCGGTTTATATGTTCAAGACTACAGTTGGGACTAAGGGATGATGGCCGTAAAATCAAGTAAAAAGAGAGATATATGGATTTTTCATCAGCAGATAGGCAGATTGCTCGACAATATGCAAGACGAGGACGGACAGCAACCGCGCATCGTTCCGGACGCAATGGACGCTATCGTTTTTTGAATGCAAATTTCAAAAGCATACCCGGGTATTGCCTGCCTGTTGATGAAATGTTCATTCAGGAAAAGGCATATAGCCTGTCGGTTGAACCGCTCCGTGATAATCTGCTGGCTTTCTATCACGAATTTGGGATAGATGCCGTTCCTCCCGAACTGACTGGCAATTTTAAACCCGATTTGTCTGCATTGTATAATCATCTGCTGGGAAACCTGCCAGACAAGGACTGGGGAGTTGAACTCATTAATGATGCCGACGATGGCTCCGGCCCTTTGCGTTTCGTAGTTTACGATGAAATATCGGATTTCCCTTATGACACGGTGTTTTCCGTTCCCATCAAGAAAATCTTCTCTGCAGAGCCGACAGCAAAGGAGTTGCTATTGATGTTTTTCGCTTTTCTGCATCGCAACGATATGTATGTCACACCCAAAGAGCATTATGATTTTGCCTATTGCTGTGGCCAGGTTGAAAATGGCTTTGACCATGACAAGGAGGGCAAGCCCATGTTTGATGACGACATTGTGGAATGTTGGGATGATGAATATAAGGAGTGGGCGCAAAGGTACGCTTTTGGTGATATTTCCAGTATGATGTGTGGCATTGTCAAAAAGGAGCAGGAACTTGGACGCGACCCCGGAATATTGTACGAGGGATTGAATGAAGCGATTAGCTCTTGCAGGAGCAACGGAAATTTGGATTCCGAACTCTTGAATGCGATTGGGGAACTTTCTGATATATGCCTTGAAGGGTTCTTGTCCGATTTCCATATCCTCACTTTGCAGAATGTCATTGGGGAGGATTTCATGCAGGAGAGCAATCCGTACAATAATGAATATATGGATTTTTCAAGGCTTTTCTTCTTTTGCTATGACAGTGAAGACCCTATATGTGAAAAAGTGATGGATTGCATCAATGCAGATGCCTACAATATTGAAATTGGTATGTTGTATAACTATGCCGTGCTCGGCAAGGACGATGTTCACGAAAGGATGTCGGGAACGTTTCCTCAAAGGTGGACACGTGCGACAAACAAAGCAATAGAACTTTTAAGTGATGAGCAAGATAACAAAGTTGTTAAAGCAGGTGTATGAGCCTTTTTGCGCGATAGTTGCCTATAAGGCTTCTTCCGATCATGGGAGCGATATGTATTACCTTGAGCAGTATCGCATCTGCAGCGATGGTTCGCTTGGCGCAGGGAAGCCGCTTCAGCAGCAGACTATGGTTAGGATATTCAATGCCGTGTCGGCTACAAACAAACAGTTGGATTGCAGTATGTATGGAATAATGCCGGATAATGTGCTTTATTGCGATACACGCATCGGAAACGAAAGGATTGTGTGGTATAGGAGGCCGGAGGAACGGCAACTGTATTTTTCGGAGAACCTTGGAATCCCGAACGGCAAGATGCTGGTTCCGGGGCTTGTTTATTCTGCCACAAAGAACAAATTGCAGGTATTGGCCTTTAAGGGGAACAGGCCAAGAGGGCGTTTGTATTATGCGCCATTCATGAACACGACGCCGGAATATGTGTGCCTCGGGAATTCAAAGGTGGCCTTTCCACAGGAAAGGACTTTCTCAAACGTCATAGGCTATTGGGAAACGATGTTCTGGCAGTCTGAGTTTTCACATATACTTGGTGAGAATCCTTGCCTTGGCAATCTTGCAAGCATAACCAAAGAATGTATAAAGGATGGCAAGCCGTTTCCCCAAGAAATGCTTAAGCCTACGTCAAAAAAATTAACGGACTTACTAAGATGAAGAAGATACATTTCACGGAGAACTATCTTTTGAACCCCTACCATCAAGTGGAAGTCAACCTTATTGGTGCAGGAGGAACAGGTTGTCAGGTGTTGACGTCGCTTGCAAGGATAAATTGTGCTTTGTTGCAGCTTGGCCATCCAGGACTTCATGTCAATGTCATAGATGGCGACATTGTGACAAATGCGAACCTCGGCCGCCAGTTGTTTTCTTGCTCTGAGGTAGGATTGAACAAGGCTGCTGTACTCGCGACCCGGGTAAACCGTTTCTTTGGCTTCGGCTGGGACGCGATAAAGGGAAACTACCCTAACGATGGAAGCATGACTGCGAATGTCACAATCTCTTGTGTGGATAATGCTAAGGCTCGAATAAAGATAGGTGGTTTCCTACGTAAAAAAGTCAATAAGGGTTCTGTATCCAATGATGACCGTAAACATCCTTACTATTGGCTTGATTTCGGGAATACGACCGACACGGGGCAAGTGGTGCTCGGTACGCTTGGCCGCGTCAAGCAGCCGAAAAGCGGCAAGTTTGAAGCCGTTGGCGAGTTGAGATGTGTTGATGAACTTTTTGACCTGTCCGTTGTCAATGACGATGAAAGTGGCCCAAGCTGTTCCCTTGCGGAAGCGTTGAGGAAACAGGATTTGTTCGTCAACTCAACAATAGCGCAGCTTGGATGCAATATTTTATGGAAGCTGTTTAGTGGCTCAATAGAATTTCATGGCGCATACTTGAACTTGGAAACCATGAAAGTAAACCCTATTCCTGTTTGAAAAACGGTTCACATGAAAGACAATATAGTACCAAAAGGGAGATGGAATTTCGACGGCAGCGTGTCAGAAGTATTCTTGGATATGCTCTCCCGTTCCATCCCAGACTATCGCACCATGCGTGATTTGGCATTCAGGGTGGCACGCTTTTTCGTGCGGTCAGGCAGCACTGTGCTTGACATAGGCTGTTCAACGGGGCTGTCCTCGCAAGACATCATTGAGTATTGCCGCCGTGTTGGCCTGGACGTCAGCTTTGACTTGGTTGACGTGTCGAAGCCTATGATTGCCAAGTGCAAGGAAAAATATGCGGAATACGAAAATGTGGAAGTATTGGAGAAAGACATAGTTGCGGAAGGTATTGGCAGGAAACGTTATTCTGCCGTCATTTCCTGCCTTACGTTGCAGTTTATCCCAATAGAATACCGCCAGAAAGTCATGTCAGAGATTTATCGCTCTCTCATGCCCGGAGGGGTGTTCATCCTTGTGGAGAAAGTGCTGGGGAACTCTTATGCCATAGACGATTTCATGGTCAAGGAGTATTATGACATTAAGCGTGAGAATTCATACACGGAGGAACAGATTGCGTCAAAGCGGAAGAGCCTTGAGGGAAGGCTTGTGCCGCTTACCGAGAAGATGAACGAGTCGTTGTTGGCGGCATCGGGATTCAGGAATTATGACACGTTCTGGAGATACCTCAATTTTTGTGGGATAGTGGCCGTCAAATAGCTTGCAAATCTGATAAATATTTCCTCCTAAATACTTGCAAATCTGATTGTTTTTGATTAACTTTGTGGTAGCAAATAAGATAAAAAGTAACTCAACATTCAAACCAATTAAGCAAATGACTCAAAAGGAATTTGAAGAGCGCACGGGCCTGAAAACCAGCGCAGAGGAATATGCCGAGATAGAGCGTATGTATATGGCCGCAGGCAGCATGGATAAAGACTTGTTCTGCCGGTGTTGGCGCCAGACGGCAAAGAATCCGTTGACGCAGGAATTGTTCAAGCAAGTTGAAACCCTTGAAGCGCAGTTGGATAAATTCAAGAAGAAACTGGAAGATATGCGGAACGGCAAGTCGGACTTGCTGGAATTCCTTATCGGGAAATCACGCGCATACAATGACACTGATTTCAGGACGGAGGCTGTCAGGCTGGCCGGGGAAATGGCCACGGTAATGAAAACGCTTGACATGGACCTTCCGCTTTGGGAAGAGGACAAGAAATTCGTGAAAAGTTATCTTGGAAACGTAACGGACGGGAGGGAAGCCAAATGATTACAGGTATGGGAGGACTTGGCGAGCCGATAAGGCAGTTCTACATGGAGAAATATCCTGACGACAGCAAACGCGCACAGTGCATTCCGGAAGACTCCACCTTTGACGGCTTGACCGACGAGATGCTTATGTCGGACTCTTTTTTTGATTACATCGGCACATCAAGCGAACAAGTGCGGCGTAGGATTTTCGAGCGTTTGGCAGAACTGCACGGCATGACATACGAAGCCGTAAACAGCATTTTCCTCAAAGGTTTCAAGGAGGCGAATGGCGTGAAATACCGCCGTGATTGGAACTGTGACGGCTGCATACGGATGTACGAGCCGAAGACGTTGGCCTTGTACCGTAGCTTAAAGGAGGACTTCCAGCCGGAAATGCATGATTGCTTCTTTGCTTTCAGCGACCAGCAGCTGCAGGAAGGTATGGCGAAGTTCAACTTGAAACGCGAGCAATTAGTCAGCTATGGCGGCGGACTCATAGGCACGAAACAGGGAATAGAGGACTTCTTCAGCCAATACGACGAGCCTGACAGGCGGATAAAGGCTGAATGTGCACCGCAGGAGGTCTATTTCTATGAATACAACAACCACGAGTGCATGATAAGCTGGGATGGAGACCTCGAAGCAATCAAAATCATAATTGCTCGATGGGGTGCCGATGTGGCGCGCAAAATCAAGCGTTTCAATGCCTCCATGAGCATCGAGAACATCATACGGAAGCCTGTCAAGATGGAGGGCCTGTATTTCCTTTACAATGGGGAAAGGATGGTGCCACAAAATCTTTGGTTCTCTGACATAGACAATGGAACTACACGAAAAGGGAGCTGCCATTGTATGTATGACAATGCCCTGCACGTTGTCTTGACACCGTTTGACGCAATCTACAATAACGTGGACTTGGCCGGGTTGAGTGCAAGCTATGACGGAAAGGAGATTTACAACTTTAGAAACGAATGAGCATGAGAACGCGGTATTTGCCGGTGAAACTTGGAGAGGCGGTCGGTATTGGCCGCTTCCCCAACATCTACAAGTCAGGCTCGATCCGTGGAATGAAACGTTTGTATTGGCGGCATAATCCCCTGCTCGTCCGTTGTGGAAGTTATATCTATAATGTTAGTTCTGAACCTCACATATATCAGTTGGCAAAATGAAAAACAACGAAAAGAAAAACGGTTATTGGGTGGATTGCCGATTCGTATTCCACGGTAAGGTAAAGGTCAATGCGGAAAGCAAGGAAGAGGCGATACGCATAGCAAGCGAGGGCTTCGGCTTGGCCTACGGCTCTCCGTCGGCTTCGGACACGAGGGTCTTGGATTGGGATTTTGACATGACTCCAGAGAAACAAATATCTTAAAAAGTGGCGGCATGAAAAGATTGTACAAATTTATGGCATTCCTGTTGGCCTGCTCCTTTACCGGGTGCAATGGCATTGAAGTCAATAGAGGGCCACGGAAAGTGTTTTACAATACTGTAATAAGGAGAAGCAACGACAGCACATGGATAGAGGTGTACGAGTATTCTCTTGACACAACGTATATTGAAGTCAAAACTAAATAATAAAAAAGAAATGGAAATTCAGAAGAAACAGGCGATTGAAGCTAAACACGGAAATTTTGACCCGTTGTCGTTCAGGATGGCGGTAAGGCGTTCTGTTCAGTATAATCGGTGGCTTGGACAGAATATGCTTGTGCTGATTTACAAGAGGACGCAGAATTGGCTTTACAGGCCGAAAGATGGCTCTTTGAAGGCTTATTGCGAGGCGTACAACAGTAGGCATGAAAAAAGCAGGGGCGTATGAAGGTAGGCATCATTGTTGAGATGGATAAAGAGATGGCGCTTGTTTGCGATGCGTTTTCTCACATTAAGGATGGCGGTTCTGTCATGGGCTGCCTGTTTCGGGTGGTATCCGTTGGAAGCGGCGCGACAATCGTCATGCTGCAGTGCGGTGTCGGCAAGGTGAACGCTGCTGTCGGGGCCATGCTTCTTAGAGAGCGGTTCCTTGTCGATGCCATAGTCAGTACGGGCGTAGCCGGAGGAACTTTGCCATACGTCAAGCAAGGAATGGTTGTGGCTGGAACTTCCTATGCCTACCACGATGTTTATTGTGGGGCCGGGGTCGCTTACGGTACAGTCCAAGGTGAGCCGTCAAAATATGATGCTGATGCCAAGATGTTGCACATATTAAAAGGGGCTTTTCCTGATGTCATGCTCGGGAGGATAGTATCAGGCGACCAGTTCATTGAAACCAGAGAGAAAATGGGCAGGGTGTTGGACTATTTTCCTACGGCGGTTGCGGTTGACATGGAGAGCGCGTCAATAGCCCAAGTATGCAGCAAGCCGTTGGCAGGTAAAACAACCCCATTTATTTCGCTTCGCATAATAAGTGATTGTGTATTTGATCCGGAAGCGAAAGATTATGACGGTTTCTGGAAAACAGCTCCTATGGAGTCGGCGAAAAAGACAGTCAAATACATACGGAAGCTGGCGGAAGAGTTTTAGCCGTTGGATGCCATAAATAAAGACGTGCCTATCTTCTCAGACGGGCACGTTCCAGTGCAAATAAGATAAAAATAACTTTCCAACTAAGCATGGTCCGGAATGGACTTTGCGAAGTAAAAAAGTATTTCTATACTTACTGCAAAGGTACGGATATTTAATGTCATTCCCAATGATTTCGACGGTAACCTGTATAAATACTAATCAAAAATAAGCAAAAATAAACAAATGTACGATTAAAATTGTTATCTTTGCAGGGAATAAAAAAACATCAGTAAAATTAGATATGGACGGAAAGATAGACATAAGGAAATTGACCATCAATCCGGAGAATCCTCGCACGGCAAGCGAGTTTATGGAAGGCAAGCTGATAGAGAGCATCTTGGTGTTCCCGAAGATGCTTGAAGTGCGCCCCATTGTGATAAACAAGGAGAATGTCGTGCTGGGTGGCAACCTGCGCCTTGCAATGCTCCTGAAGATAGAGGAAATGGAGGATGACGAGATTGAGGATTATATGTTCAACCAGAAGAAATACAGGCTGATGCCAAATGAGGACAAGTCCGCCTTGATTGAGTTCTGGAAGGGATTTCGGAAAAAACCAGAAGTTCCGTTCCGCCTTGCGGAGAATTTCTCCGAGTCGGAAGAGCATGAGTTCCTCGTCAAGGACAACTTGCATTACGGAGAGGATGACGTGGACATCCTGAAGCACAATTTCGATAGGGAGTCGATAAGCGATTACACTGGCAGCGTGGCATGGAACCTCTATGACTATGATGACAAGATGAACGACAAGGAGCTGAACCTGACAAAGAAGTTCCCGGAGCATTTCAAGTGCGGTTATGTCGATTGCCAAATGACAAACGCGGAATTCGAGACCCTTTGCAAGTGCTATGCTGAATACCTCGAAGCCCATGACGGTGATGGGGATGGTTTTCTTGGATACTTACTTAGCTAAAAATGGTACGATGAAAAAGAACATATCAGAACTGGTAATAAACCCTATAAACCCGCGGAAGATACGCATAGAGCAAAAGAAGCGTCTTCAACAGAGCATCATGCTTTTCCCGAAGATGCTTGGCGTGAGGGATATAATAATAAACAAGGACAATGTAGTCCTTGCCGGCAACCAGCGAACGGCCATCTTGAAGGAGATTGTAAACACCACACCGCTTGACTGGATGGTTGTCTTGCAGGACAACGAAAAATGGTCAGGCATCAATGAACTGGAGAGGGAGCGGATACTTGACTATTGGAAACAATGGACAGAGAACCCGGAGGTGTCGGTTACGGTAGCCGAACTCACGGAGGACGAGGAAAAGGAACTTATTATAAAGGACAACCAGGAATACGGGGAGTTTGATTATAACGTATTGCTGCATCTTTATGATGACGTGAACCTCATCAACTTCGGCATGGACGAGGGGCTTTTCTACAACCCGGACGAGGATGATACGGTTGTCGCAAAGATTAAAGGCTCTACCCCTAAGAAGATAGATATGCTGACATTCGGGAAAAACGCTTGCTCGGTAACGAAAGAGGTTTATGATGTCCTCGTGCGGAAGTACAATGACTATATAGACATGATGGGCGTGAACTATGGGTTTGTGAAGTCGCTTCTCGAAGCCAAGGGGTATTCGGTCGTCAAGATGGCGGAACAGGACGAAAGCGAGGAACTTCCACTTTAAGATAATATGCTATGGAATATGTAAAATTCAAAGACATCAAGCCTGCGGCGTACAATCCGCGCAGGATAAGTGAGTCGGCTTTCAAGGAGCTGCAGGGCAGCCTGAAGACGTTGGGCTTCATCCTGCCGATAATAGTGAACAAGGACAACATGACAATCGTGGCCGGACACCAGAGGACGAAGGCGGCGACGGCCATCGGGCTTGAGGAGGCTCCGTGCTATTATGTGTCCGGCATCGACATTGAGTCGGAGATAATGTTCAACCAGATACACAACGGCGTGGAGCTGGAGCCGGAAGAGCACAGCGTTTGCCTGAATGTCAGGGAAGCCGGCAAGTTCTATGACGACATTCCCATCGAGGACTTTGGCATAAAGGATGCCGTCGCGTCCGTGGTCAAGGATATGTGCCAGCTGATTGTGCGTTACGGCGATGCGTTGTGTGTTATTGTGATTGGAAACGAGGTCGTTTTCGGCAACAACTACTTGCAGGCAGCGAAGGTCTGTGATGCAAAAGTCCATGCGTACTTCCTTGACGAAAGCTACCGTGCCATGTTCGATTACTATTTCAAGCAGGACTATGGCGTGTTCAATTATGAGCATATCGAGAGGGAGGATTTCGTGCAAGGGTTGGCTCAACCACCGCGTCATGGCGGCATCGACTGGTCGGTATTATACAGGGAGATTGTTCCGCAGCTTGAGAAGGAGGACAAGAAGAAAGTCAGGATACTCGATTTTGGCTGCGGAAAAGCCATGTTCATAAACAAGCTGCGCAAGACCCTCAATTACCGTTGGGCCATCGGGTTGGAGTTCTTCAACCACAACACGAAGGGTATTTCCATCGAGAAGGGCAACGAGATGATTGACAATTTCATCGCTGACGTGAAGGCTAACGGGAAGTACGACTATACCATTTGCGATGCGGTGGTCAACAGTGTAAACACGCAGGAAGCGGAGGATGCGGTATTTGCCTGCCTGAACCTTTTTACAAAGATGGGAGGACGGATATACGCATCAGGGCGTTCAATGGAATACGCCAAGAAGGAACTGAACTTGAAGCGCAACTCCTCCGATTACATCACGGTGAAGTTCTTTGACGAAAACGGCCTTACTGCGATAATGAGGGAAGGCCAGTGGTTTTTCCAGAAGTTCTTGACGCAGAAGAATGTTGATGCGATATTGAAGAAGTATGGCTTCGACACGTTCATGAGGTATCACAAGTCAGGATATTGGGGATTTGGCGCTTTCAAGACAAAGGAGCTGTCGGACGAAGAGTACCGCAAGGCCGTTGATTATGAGTTCAACTTGAAATTGCCGAACAACAAGTCGTATAACCGCCATGAGGAGGTGAAGGCTCTCTTCGGACTTGTCTAAGCATCGCGTATGGAGTATGTGAAGTTTAAGGACGTCAGGCCGGCCGAGTACAATCCGAGACGCATTAGCGACAGCTCCTTTGCGGAGTTGCAGAGCAGCTTGGCTCGGCTCGGCTTTGTGCTCCCGATAATCGTCAACAAAGACAACATGACCATTGTCGCCGGCCATCAGAGAACAAAAGCCGCGGTCGCTCTTGGCATGACTGAAGCCCCTTGCTATTTCGTGTCAGGAATAGACATCGAGTCAGAGGTTCGCTTCAACCAAGTCCACAACGGGATAGAGTTCGAGCCGGAAAGGCATGGCACTTGCAAGGACATAAGGACTCCCGGATTTTATGATGACGTGCCCTTGTCGTCGTTTGACATCAAGGACTCGAAGCCGACGGTAGTGAAGGACATCTGCCAACTTATAGTTTCTTTTGGAGACGCTTTGTGTGCCGTTGTTGTCGGAGATGAATGCCTTTTCGGCAACAATTACCTCATGGCGGCGAAACTGCTCGGCATAAATGCCCATTGTTGCTTCATCGAGGAGGGGAAACGCAACCTATTTGAATATTACTTCCACAGGAACTACGGCGTGTTCTGTTACGACCACATAGAGAGGGGTGATTTTGTGCAGGGGCTTGCACAGCCCCCAAGGTTGAAAGTCCTTCCGTGGTCGTGCCTTTACGAGATAGCCGTTCCGTACCTTGAGAAAGAGAACAGGAGTACGGTTAAGGTCTTTGACTTCGGGTGCGGCAAGGGGCAGTTCATAAACAAGCTGAAGAAGGAGTGCGGCTACCGCAATGCCCTTGGGCTGGAATTCTTCAATCACAACACGGTTGGAATTTCAGTGGAGAAAGGGCAGGAAATGGTTAATGATTTCATTTCGTTTGTCAGGTCAAAAGGCAAGTTCGATTATACTATCTGTGATGCGGTGATAAATTCCGTCAACTGCCAAGAAGCCGAAGATGCGGTCTTGATGTGCCTAAACCTGTTCACCAAGATGGGTGGGAGGATATTCATAAGCGGCAGGAACATCGATTACATGAAGCGCCAGACAGAAGCGAAGCACAATACTGTTCCGATGATGACGATAAACTTCTTCGACGAGAATGGGCTTACGGCGATAATGAAACAAGGCCAATGGTTCTTCCAGAAATTCCTCACGGATGGTGATGTTGACAGAATCATCGAGAGAATGGGGTTTGATGTTTTTACCAAGAAGAAAAACAGCGGCTACTTCTTTCTCGGGGTTACCAAGACAAGGGAGTTCTCGGACGATGAATATGCGGCGGCCATTGACTACGAGTTCAATCTCAAGTTGCCGAACGGACAGACTTACAACCGGCAGGAAGATGTCAAGGCGTTGTTTGGATTGTATAGGCATAAATGACGATTATTTCCGTCTTAAAAATCGCATATATGATAATTATTTTGTAACTTTGTAAGGATTTGATACATCTTTAATCAAGATTAAAACTAGAAGCAAATATGGTAGAGATAAAGGAATGCAAACTGAAAGGCATATACAAGATATTGTGGTTGAGGTACATTTACGGGGTGGACTTGACCCATCACTGCATGAAGTCACTCCTTGGGCACAATGACGCCCGTGTCAGGGGCTATATGAGGGGATTCCAGAACCTGAGACTTGAAGAGTCGAGATGGTATTACCTGTGTGGTGTCGATGTGAATTTCCGCTGGGAAAAGAACCTTCATCTTGCCTTTGTGGAAAGTGCCGGCTCGGAAATCATTGTTGATGACGAGTTCGTGAGAATACACATCGTGAACGCAAGGCGTTTGCCTATAAATAACACGTTCATAGACTGGGGATTGCCGCAATCCCGGAACAAATTGTTCAATACTTGCAGGAATTGGTGGTTTGCCAACATGATTGCAAGGCAGGGAGCCTACCAGGCTCCGAAGGAGTTTTCATTGTTCGATTAAGGAGGAGATGTATGAGGCCATCACTTGATGAGTTTAAGGATTTGCTGCGCAAGGCCGGGGGAAACCTGACAAAGGCGGCCGCGCTTGTAGGCGTGACACGCCAGACCGTCTGGGGTTGGGCAAAGTCAGACCCTGAGTTCCAGGATGCGCTGAAGGACGAGAGGAAAAGGGTGTTCGACAAATGCCTTGACGTGGCTTACGCCGTAGCTATGGGCGTGCCGAAGGTGAACGAGAACAAGGAGTTCGTCGGTTGGGAGGAAAAGCCGGATTCCAATATGCTGCGCTACCTCCTTTCAACCCTTGGCCGTGATGAAGGCTTTGGCGAGAAACATGACGTGAACATCGAGAACCAGCTCCCTACGGCTATAAACATCGTATGCACACCAAAGAAAGACAATGGCCAGTAACATCTATATAAGCAGGACAAGGGAAGGGTACAAGATAATGTCTGACAACAGTCCGGCCATATTGCGGCTTATACGGAAGATACCGTCATCGGCCTACAACGCGAAAGACAAGTGCTGGGATGTCTCACGGAAAGACGGACTGTTCGTGCGGTACCTCATGGAGTACACGGAAAAACGTGGGCTTGTACGGAAAGCCATTAACCAGGAAAGCCTTTCGGACGTGAATGTCTTTGCCGAGAATATGCCGGCATTGACAAGGCCGTACAAGTTGAAGATTGAGCCTTATGACTACCAGAAGAAAGGCATCCAATATATGCTCGACCACAAGAGGACTTTCAACGGTGATGACATGGGCACGGGCAAGACATTCCAAAGCATAGCGGCAATCAGCATAGCGAGGGCTTACCCTTGCCTTGTTGTGTGCCCTGCGGCAATGAAGGAAACTTGGAAGCGTGAGTTCATGAAATTTGTCGGCAAGAACGCCGTGATACTTGACAACGGGAACAAGGACACGTGGCAGGATATGTTTATTACAGGAACCTGCAACGTATTCATAACGAATTATGAAAGCGTCAAGAAGTTCTTTGTAAAGGGTGTGCGTGGAGGGCGGATAACCGCAAGGAACATTGTCGTTGACAGCAGGGCGAGATTGTTCAAGGCCGTCGTGGTAGATGAGTGCCACAGGGTGAAGAATTCCTCGTGCCATTATTCCAAGTATATGGAAGCGATTTGCAAGGGGAAGGAATATGTTTTCATGCTGACCGGAACCCCTGTCGTCACGAACGTGAAAGACCTTGTGCAGCAGCTCAAGATAATGGGGCGGATTGATGACTTCGGAGGGGCCGCGGCATTCAGGAGCCGTTTCTGTTCCGCCCATGTGTCCGATGAGGAGCTTGGTATGCTGAACTCCCTCTTGTGGAGAACTTGCTATTTCCGCAGGGATAAATCCCTCGTCTTGAAAGAGTTGCCGGAAAAGATAAGGCAGTATTATTCCTGCGAGCTGACGAACAGGGCGGAATACGACCAAGCCGTGGCAAACCTTGCCGCTTATCTGCGGAAGTACAAGGATACCGATGAGGGGAAGGTCAAGGTGGCCATGCAGAATGAGGCGATAGTGAAAATAGGAATACTCCGCCGGATAGCCGCCGAAGGGAAAATGCATGAAGCGAAAAGGCTCGTTTCGGATTATGTCGCGGCCGGGAAGAAAATCATCGTGTTCACTGCCCACAAGAACATCGCGGCAAAGCTCCATTCCGACTTCCCCGGCTCCGTTACGGTCACAGGCTCTGATGCCCCTGAACGCAAGCAGCGTTCGGTTGACTTGTTCCAGAATGGTGAGGATTGCAAGGTTATCATCGTCAACATACAGAGCGGAGGTGTCGGAATAACGCTCACGGCGGCGTCTGACGTGCTGTTTGTTGAGATGCCTTGGACGGCGGCTGATTGCGACCAATGCGAATGCAGGGCGCACAGGAACGGGCAGAAAAACGCCGTTACCTGCGTTTACCTGCTTGGCAAGGATACGTTTGACGAGAGGATGTTCGAGCTTGTGCAGAAGGAACGCTCGCAGTCATCAATCATAACGGGGGCGGTGAATGACGCCAAGGAGCAACGGATTTCAAGCGTGATGGAATACCTGAACATCACCTGAACAACAAAAAAATGACAACAAGAATGCAAATAAGATACGAAAATTAACTTAACAAATTTAACGTTCCCAACTAAGGTGGTAAAAGACAGATGGAAGTTACGGTGGAAGTTTTCTCGAAACAGGCTAAGGCTCTTGAGTATCTTTCCGAGGACAACGAGGAGGTTACGGAAGTGCTTTATGGCGGTGGCGCTCGTGGAGGGAAATGTCTCGGCAAGGGAACTATGGTAAGGATGTACGATTTGTCCGTCAAACCCGTAGAAGAAATTGTCGTCGGTGATGTCCTCATGGGCGACGATGGAACACCACGCCATGTCCTTTCCGTAAATTCCGGTGTCGAGCAGATGTATTGGGTGCGTCAACGCAATGGAATGGATTACCGTGTTAATGAAAGCCACATCCTTTCGCTGCGGCATGAACGGAGAAAAACGGTACCACACATGGAAAATGGGCGAAAGGTTGTCGATAAGTGTGATAAGATATGGGAAACGTTAAACATATCGGTGCATGACTATTTGCGGAAGTCCGACAAATTCAAGAAAGAATCGATGGGATACCGTTCTTTCGGGATGGAGTTTGCCGAATGCGTTGTTCCACTTGACCCGTACTTCCTTGGCACATGGCTTGGGGATGGAACATCTTGCAGAAGCGGAATACCCTTCAACGACCGGGATTTTGCGATTAAGGATTATTGCGATTGCATAGCGGAAACATACGGATGCAAACCTAATGAAAGACGGAACAAAGCGACTGGCTGTAAAACCATCGCATATACGACGGGAAAGAGGAATGTCAAGAACAGGCTTTTGGATTGTTTGAGGGAGTTGGGCGTATTGAACAACAAGGGCATTCCGTCTATATACATAAAGAATAGCCGTGAGGTTCGTCTGCAGCTTCTTGCCGGGCTGATAGATACGGATGGGTACTTGCACAATGGGTGCTACGAGATTGTAACAAAATATTCCAATTTGAAGGAGGGCATCGTGAACCTTTGTGGAACACTGGGTTTTGTTACTCGGTGTAAAAGTAAATTCGTGAACGGAAAGAGATACGACAGGATTGTCATCATAGGCAACAGCCTAAATGAGATACCTTGCAAGGTGGAGCGTAAAAAGTGCGGCAAACGCAAACACCACCAGAATGCCAACCATACTGTGATTGTGGTGGAGAAAGATACCGTGGATGAGTTCTACGGTTTTACAATAGATGGCAACCATTTGTTCTGTTTGGAAGACTATACTGTCACGCATAACACATTCCTTGGTTGCCTTTGGCAGGTGCTAAGGCGTATCAATATGCCCGGGTCTGTCGGGCTTGTCTGCCGAGAGGAGTCTGTCAAACTGAAGGATACGACCATCGTGACGTTTTTCGAGGTGCTGTCACTTTTGCGCTACACGTCAGCGGTGGAATACAACGCCACAAGATTGATTGCCAACTTCAAAAATGGCAGCATAATATACTTCCGTGACTTGAAGTTCCTGCCGAAAGACCCGGAGTTCGACCGCCTTGGCTCGCTTGGCATCACGGACTTGTTCGTGGATGAAGCCCAGCAAGTGTGCGAGAAAGCCATATCCGTCCTAAAAGGACGCTTCTCTGTCCTGAATGGTAAGCGGCCGGACGGAAGCACGTGGCACACGGTGCCAAAGGCACTATATACCTGCAACCCACGTAGGAACTGGATATACAATGACTTCGTGAAACCGGACAAGCTCGGGACGATAAAACCGTACAGGCGGTTCATAAAATCCCTGCCGATAGACAATCCGCATATAGACCAGGCATACATAGACAACCTGTTGAGGGCCGACCCGATAACGGTGCAACGCCTTTATTTCGGGAACTTCGAGTATGATGACGACCCGGCGACCCTTTGCGATTTCGACGCTATAAGCGACCTTTTCCACAACGAGCACGTCTTGCCTGTCGGCGGAAGGAGCTGTTCGGCGGACATAGCCGGGAAAGGGCACGACCGCTTCATTGCAACGACATGGGTCGGCAATGTCTGCTATATAGCGATAGACAAGGAATACTCCCCGGGCAAGGATGTGGAAACTGACCTGAAGAACCTCATGATCAAGGACAAGATACCACGTTCATTGACTATAGTCGATGCCGATGGCGTGGGGTCGTTCCTTGAAAGTTATCTCGAAGGCATAAAGGAGTTTCATGGCGGAAGCCCTGCGGTTGACAAGGAACGGTACACCAACCTGCGTGCGGAATGCTATTTCAAGCTGGCGGAGCTTATAAACCAAAGGAAGATACGCATCGTTTGCACGGCGGAGCAGAGGGAACGGATACAGGACGAACTGGGCGCGTTGAAACAGGCTTACATCTATAACGACGAATCGAAGAAAGGGATAATCAAGAAGGAAACAATGAAGGCCATACTTGGGCATTCTCCCGACTATATAGACGCGCTTATGATGGCCATGTATTTCAGGCTCTCGAAAGCCACTGTCGGCCCGAAGGTAAAAGTGAAAGTAAGAGGAAACGATTGATAATCATATAAAAAACAGAATTAGTATGGTGATAACTATTAGGGAAAAGATTTTCCTGCGAATGAAGGAGCTTGGCGTGAAGAGCCGTGCCCTTTGCAGTGACTTGAAGATGAGGGAACAGAACTTCTCCGCATTCATGAATGGACGTAGGTCTGTTCCGTTCGATGACCTTGAGAAGATATGTATGTATCTTGGCCTGACGCTTGACAAGAAAGCAGGTGATGATATACAGAGTGAACAACTTTTTTAAAAAGAAAGGAGGAAAATATGTTTAGGGAGAAAATCAAGATGGCCATAGCCAAAGACAACAGGAAAGTAGGCAACGTCGCCATTGCGTGCGGCATGGCTTCATCGTCATTGTCTTCGTTCCTCAATGGCAATAGGGGAATAAAGTATGAGCACCTTGAGAAAGTCATACAGCATCTCGGGCTTGCGCTTGTGCCTAAAAAAGAGTTCCATTTCCGTTCTGATTTCATGGAGAAACAGGAAAGTGAGCGTGAAGCGAGAATTGCTGCAAGGATAGGTGCCTGACGGCCAAATTCGCATGAACCGTTGCGTTCACCAAATTAAGAAGTTGGGATGGGATTTCGTGCACGCCAATGAGTAACTTTGTAATATGAAGGACTCTAAGGTAAAGAAAGGCAAAACGGGAAGTGTTTGTACATACAAGGACTTCCTTTTGCTTATTCCTTTTTGCACGAAGGGAAAGCAAGAAGAGTTGCTTGGGAAGCTGCGCAGCCAACCTAAGCCATTTGCATTGTGCGGAAAAGAATTGCCGAAGGATTTGAACTCCGTGTCGTATGGCACGTTGGACGACCTGCGCACGGCCGCGTCAAGCGACGACCCGATTTCCGAATGCGTCCAGATATTGCTTGGAGTGGAATTGCCTGAACTCATGCTTGCCGATGTAAACGATGTTTTCGGCTTCCTGTCCTTCGTCACGAAGGAGCTAGAGAAGATAAACAAACTGTTTTCCGGCATAAAGCAGACGTTCTGCAAAGAGGAGGAGGCTGCAGGGATAAAGGAGCTTGATTTCGGCTCTTTTGGTGTCCTTGATTGGTACGCAAGGCGGATGGGCATCACCAACCAGAATGACGTTAGGGATGTTGCTTGGGTTCGCATCTACCAGTGCATGAAGAATGACAATATGCAGTCGGAATACGAGCGTAGGTTACAAAAACAATATCTGAATAACAGCAAGTCAAGGAGGAAACAGAAATGAGCGGAGAAGAAACCTCATTGAAAGATATGGCGAGATATGGCACTGTCGAAAGGAAAATACGTAAAATAGCGGAATCCATTGACGGTGTGAACTATTTGTTCAATAATTGGGCGCAGGCGAATGTCGCGATAGACCACATAGAAGGCCCGACGATTATATATGTGCTTCCTCCGTCCGGTGAGCTTGACTTCCACCACACAATCGTCAAGGACTATCCCCAATGCCAGATTGCCTTTGTCGCTTCGACCGAATTCGACTTTGACGGTGCGGAGAACGACAACATCATAGAGCGAATGAAACGCTTGTGTGTGAAATTCGTGAACCGGCTCAACAAGAGCGGCTTGTTCAGTCCAATTGAAGGGCGGCTCTCTTACAGGGTGTTGTATGACCATTTCGACCAAAACGTTACAGGGATAGTGATAACACCTGAACTTATTGAGGAGGAGGGTGTCATAATCTGCGAAGATATGTATCGGAGAGAGGACGAACAGGACATTGAGGACGAGCAAACAATCAATGCGTGACTATGGAAGCGAGCGTTAAGGGCATTGTGGCAAGCCATCTTGAGGCGATAAAAACAGGTATTGCGGAACGGATGAGCCAGTACGGAAGGAACGCAAGTGGCCGTTCCGTGGCTTCGCTCGTGGTGGAAACCACGGATGAGGGAGGTTCATTGGAGGGTTCAAGCAGTTTCCTTGTCATGGAAAGAGGACGTGGCCCGGGGGAAGTGCCTGCGGATTTCACGTCCATCATAAGGGATTGGATCGTGGCGAAAGGCATTTCCTATCGTGACTTGGTGCCGGAGAACGGAACTCCGCAACAAGGTCTTGCGAGGTTGAGCGGAGCCATTGCGTACAGCATAATGAAAAAAGGGACGAAACTGTACCGCGACCATCGGTACAATTCGATATATTCCGACTTGATAGACAAGGAGCTTGAACAGCTTGAAAAGGAATGTACGGCCGTCTTTGAAGTGGAAACAGATAGAATTCATCAGGAAGTTCCTGACAACGATACAATAGAATAACGATGCGCAAAGGGGATATTTCATATACGGCGAATGGAGCTGCAAGGTCAGGTGCGATAGAGTATCCTGACCTTTGGTGCTTTGTGTTCAACCCGAACTACGTCGTCATAAAGATGGACGATAATACAGCGAACAACGAGTTGACCGTGACTTTTTCCACTGCGGACGGCAAGTCGTATGAGGTCTTTGTCAACTTGTATAAAGGGGAAGCCAAGGTTTACATATCCAAAGTCCTGCAGATTTTGATTGATGACGCGGAACACCACCGAACTGTCGTGGTACGTATGTCGTTGTCAGACAATGGAACGGTGGTATTGGGCAGCGACATAACGTTCATTGCTGTATGGGGAGGATTGCAGATTGGCGAGCGTTTCGGCACGTATGGTGCGTTTGAATTCAACGGGAAGAATTCAAGTCACGTGCGTGATGTAGTATGGTTCAGGAAATTCCCCTTTTACGTATCGATGTTCCGGGCCGACAGCGAGAAAGAATTAGCATCATTAAGGTATGACAACCATGACTTGACTGTTGACGGCCGTTTCTTCCGTTGCCGGATAGATACCGTTGAAACGGGGGAATTGCCTAATTTCGGCACTCCCATAATTGAGACATTGGATAACCCGGAAATAATATTAAACCAGACACATGGAATTGTCTATGCGAAGCAAACAGTTGGCGGCACAACGAAATATTACCAAGGCTGGCGTTCGTCAGGCCACTACGGCTCTTATACGGATTACAACGATATTTTTGGAGAGATTTCCGTCAGGGATGACACGGAATTTGAGTACCAAGGGGAAATCGTCCGTTGGAACAGCGTGACAAAACAGCTTGAGAACGTCACCGTAGGAAATGCCGGCGATGAAGGCATCTTTGAGCTGAACCCGGCCATTTCATTTCCGCAAGCGACATTCAGTGCGGAATACGACATCATACTTGAGAACGTAAGCAGCGCCATATTTGACATCGATTTCGATTTCCCGTTCCCAGATGTGTCTAAAATCATTTATGAGACGGTCAATTTGCATATTTGCAACGACCAGGACGGGATTTACTTGAGGTGGATAGACCGCTTTGGCTTTGTGCAGTCTTATCTATTCGTGGAGGGAGAGTCGACCGTGAAGTCCAAGGCTTCAACAAATGTCATACAGGTTGAGCGCATGGTTAACGGGTTGAACTTCGGCGGATTGGAACGGCCGATCGACATAACCAATACGGAAACCCGGAAATGTTGTGCGGTAAACCTTCCCAAACAGATACTCGAATACGTCAAGACTATCGTCAACGCACCGATTGTTGACTTGTATCTTGGCAAGAACAAGGCTGGTACGGAACTTTGGCTGCCGGTGAATGTCGCCGACGGCTCCTACAAGACAGACCCTGACACTATGCTGTCGGATTATGAGATAACGATACAACTGCCTGAAAACATAAGCCAATCTTTGTAGCATGAACAAGGAAGAGTTATACATTGTCACAGAAAACGGTCGGGAGCAACTTGATTTGCCGTCGCCGTCCGACATTACGTTGAAATGGGTGTCAAACCTTTTCAATGACATATCGAAATTGACTTGTTCGTATTCTTATACGTTCAAGATTCCTACCACTACAAAGAACAGGCGCATCCTTAACCTTGCCGATGACATACGTCACGAGAGCGGTATGGTTCGCAAGGCCGTTCGGGCTGAATTCTACATCAATGGAATTTGCCTTTGCCCGAATGCAAATTTGTACGTAAGTGAGTTGACAGACTCATTTTCGTGCGTGATGACATGGAAAGTGCTTAAAGGTTTCGAGGCTTTGAAAAGCGGTTCCGGCAAACTGACAGAGCTGCCGTCTTTGGGTAAGATTACGTGGGGGAGCGGAGAAACGTATGGAGGAACGAGTGACGGTATTTCCAACATGGATGCGGTCGTATATCCCGATTATGATGCTGGCGTTCCCCATGAGGAAGGAACGCCGCCCAAGCCTTGTGTGCCTGTGTATAAGCTAATCCAAATGATAAACGATGTCTATGGGGTGAAGTTCAACATAGGCAAATTGCTTGATGGGGGCATGGGAAAAAAGCCCAAAGGTTACTTGAACAATGCAAACTTCTACGGCAAGAGGGTTTACGATGATTACGTGACCAATGGTGTGTTGCCGCTTGTGAATAGCCAAGTGAGCAATGAAAGATTTGCTGTTCGTGGTATATCCGGTATAGGTTCGCATACCATGAAACTGGAGTATCTGGAATATACGCAAAAATGGGATGTTATCGTTTTTGGCAACGGCTCTTTCGCAAATCCGTATTTCGTTCAGCATTGGGGAATTGTTGAAGGCCAATACACAAGCCTTCATAATCAGGACAGTGAGCAGCTTAAGGCTGAATATCAAGAGCCGAAAACTCTTGCCGTTGGAATGGCCGTGCTCGAAACATTCACGGGAAATGAATTTATCAAGCCGCTTTTTATATTCCAACACGACACAGGACTTTCATTTTTCAATGCAAAGAAAGGCGAGAGGGCGTACATACAACACAGGTTTGATTTTGGAGACACTGCGTATCGTTGGGCATCACGGACATATACGGGTGTTGAACAGGTTATCGATGAGTTTATGACTGAAGAGCCTACGAGTGCAAGCGCTTGGCGGACGACCGCGAAATGCACGGAGGACACGACCCGTGTCTATACTTATAGCAATGTAGGCGGTGATGCTGGTTCTTCTGTGGGGGTAGTCGGCTTTTTCACAAACAATGCGGTGACGGTAAGGGGATATTGTGATTTGCGTATCTCCAAGTCTGCTGTAGATGAAGGGCGTGTTGACGTAAGCGATTACCTGTGGATTTGTATTGCGAAGAAAAGCTCGGATAAGGACGAATTGGAGGCCGTTACGGAAAAGGATATAGAGTCTTATGCCGGCTTGCAGTCCATTGACAAACCGACTTTTGACGAGACGACGAATACATACGTGTGCCACTTTGACTTCGGGAACACATACGAGGCGAGGAAAATAGAAATAGACTCTGACGATGACGAGGAACTTGTCGGTTATGTGTTCCTGCCGTACATACCGGACGACCACATGATTGAGGTCACCATCCCTGCGGACGAGGATGACGAAACGAGCACGGAAACAACTGAGGAAGTCTTGAACTTGAAAGATGGTGACTTGTGTTTTGAAGGGCTTGTCATCGCGAGCATAGAGCCTTCGGTGGAGGTTTCGGCTCTCCCTGCAACGATTAGGGTGATAGAGAGCCTGCCCGACATATCCTGTTTCGACTTCATGAAGTCCGTGTTCTACATGAATGGTGCCATGCCAAGGATCGAACGTGATGGCGAAACCATTTCCGCGATGTATTACAACCAGTTGAGAGACAGGGTTAATGATGGAGAGGCTGTTGACTGGTCGAATAAGCTCCTTTCTGCTGACAGGGATTATCCCTCGTCAATAAAGTTCCACAATACGAATTTCGCCCAAAATAACTATCTTGAAATGAGTGGAAGCAACAGGGAGGAAACCGAGGACGACGCATCAGAGGAACTTGACAAATACGGCGATGGCTATGGAACGATAAAGATAGATGACGATACACTTGACGAAGAGACGTCTGTGTTTAGCTCGTCTTTCTACCCTGCTTATGTCCAGAACCTGCGCTACCCTCTCTTGAAAGTCGGCAGAACGTGCAAGGTGTGGGAAGGGGATGGAACTTTGGCCGAGGACGTCTCTCCGATTTACGGTATAATGGTTCTCCGTACTATAGACCCCACGTTTGAGGATGCCAAGGTGATAAGGCCAGGGCTGTCCGATGTCAACACCGCGCATATCAGGATGAACATATTTTCACCTTTTGATGACAAGCAAATGATGGACGAGCTGTTTGGTTACTACCAGACAATCCTTAACAATTATTGCTTGATAAAGGAAAAATTTGTTCTCAACGAGATAGACCTGCGTGATTATGATGAGTCCATGCCTGTTTACCTTTCCAAGTACAACTCCTATTTCGCCGTGTCAACAATACAGAGAGACAAAGAAGGCGTTTCAACTGTTGAACTTGTGAAATTGCCACGTGTAAAGAATGAAATCGGCGAGATAGACATTTCTTACGAGGTGGAGATACTGTCTGCCGGATACATTGAGTTCGAGACCGGGTATGACGATGGCACGCTCAATGTTTATATCAAGCGCACGAAGGACAGCGATTGGGAGGTTTACACAGGAAGGAGATTGGAGTTTGGAAGCTCTGGGATATATGCTATCACTGCGGACTGCAAGCAGGTTGATGGTGTGGTGTTGCGCATCTATGCAACATATATCGGGCAATACAGGTTCAAGTACAAAGACCCAGACACCGGGGCTGACAAGGAAATTGTCCGTAGCGAGGCTAACGCATATTTTGATGGCAAGGACTGGTCATCCGGGAGCGTGGATGGCTACCATGAAATCAAGGGAACGAGCCAGGAATGGCATCGCGTGGAAATAGACATACCAATCCGCAATCAATATGGAGATTTGGTTGAGACCAAGAGCTGGCAGTCGCCAATTTTTGTGAGCAAGAAAGAATATGCCGACTATGGTGAAAGCGATGCAAGGTTTGCCGTGTCGGACATTTCAATGCTTGTCAACTTCACGTTGAGCCTGTTAAGGGATTACACGTCCAACCTCGCACCGATTAGTTATGATATCTACGTGAACGGAACTTTCGAGGTATGGAATACCACGGGTTATACATTGGCGTTGCCGTTGGGTGAGGACTCGTCTGCAAAAGGATATGTGTCAAGGTTTGCCTATCCGTATGAAGCCGAACGGATGAGCGGTGAGAATTATACATTGAGGCTGCAAATCCCCAACTCCGTGAGCTACACGTTGACGAAGATGATAGGCTTTGAGACTGTTGAGAGTAGGCGTCTGTCAGTTGTCTTGCGGACATATTATGATGATGTCAGGGTTGTGGATGGGCAGACGCTTACGTTTGGCAGGGGTGAATTCGGGCAATACCATATTCTCAAGTTTATAGCAGACCTTGTGGATGAAGACGGCACGGTTGTGCGGAAATTGCGCGAGAAAGTGTACTGGTTCGTCTCTACTGTTGACAGAAGCGTCATAACGGACGACTTCGGTGATGAGCATGAAGGTGACGAAACCGTGCGTGTCAATGACGTTGCCATATCCGGCCCATCGTCAATTGCCAATTACGGAAAGAATGAATATTCACTGTCGTTCACTCCTACGTATGCGGATGTCGGGGTGTCTTCCGTGGAAGTTTCCATAAACTCGCAATACTTGGATGTATTGGACGTTACGACAGCTGGATTTGTATTGCAGGCGCAGTCACTTCCACAGGATGAAACCGGGGTGACTATAACGGTCAAGGTGAATTTGCAGGATGGAACTTCGTTTACAAGGACTAAGGACATATCAATCCTGATGCCGACCATAGCTATTGTACAGTCAGGAGTAACAACCTCAAGGGATGGAGTGTTCAATGCGACAAATGGCCGTGGAAGCGCACGCTTCTATGTTGTTGCCCGTCCGAACAACGACAATGCGACAGTCAAAAGCGTCACTTCTTCCAACAGTCTGTTTTCCGCTTCGGAAATAAGCGGTCAATACTTCACCTTGTCCGTTGACGGCATAACCCAAGACGAGACCACGACAATTAGCGTGGTGGCGGAGTACGGTGGAATGCAACTGTCAGGTACTCTTGACGTAAAGGCCGAAATGAAGAATATGTGGGCTGTGGATGTCCTTGATGCAGAAGGTGCACTCATCGTTGACGTAAACGGAATGTTCTATTCCGAGAATGAGTGGAAGGCATCTGGCGTAGATAATGATGATGCGGACGGTGTGGCCGTATCTGATGGGCAACACCGTTTCATTCTCGCGAAAAAGCAGTTCTCCGGTGCCAATGGCGGTAAGGGCACTGTCGTTCCAGAACAGTTCACGGCGGCAGATGCGGCGACCGCACTCACTGATTTCAGTGGCAAGGCAAATACGGATGCAATGATTGCGGCCCTTTCCTCGTCAGCTGCGCACACCATCCGTGGCAGGGCGGACTTCCCAAGCGGACAGCAAGGCTATTATGGGGCGGCTGGTGAATGGCAGATGGTGCAAGACAGGCGCAACTTGATAAAGTCGTTGCTTGCCGCGATAGGCGCCGACGACCTTGTGACGAGCGTAGCCGGTTGCGAGTACCTGACTTCAACACAGTTGGACGATGACGAGGAATGGTATTACCATTTCGGCACGGACAATACAGTGTATCGCATTGACAAGGACAGGAGTGAATACATACGTGCCCTTGCAGAGTTGAAACAGGTGGAAAGCCCGGTAGCAAGGGGATATATGGAAATAACGGGTGAAGATACGTTTACGGTTGCCAATGGCACCGGGGCGGCGACATTCGGCATATCTTATGGTCCGAGTGATGTCGCAGTGTCCGAAGTTTCCATGACCTCAAGCAATTCGGAAGTGAAATTGAATGTTGTTTCGCAGACAAAGTTTACCCTGTCGGTGTCGGGCATCTTGGTTGACACGGTTACTGTTGTTACGGTCAAGGCAAGGCTCAATGGGCTTATGACGACCGTTACAAGACGGATTACTGCCATCGGCGAAACCGTCGTTGACTATGAGAAGCTGGACAGTGAGCATACACTTATCCTCTGCAAGGATTACAGCCTTTACACGGAGGATGAATGGTATTCCTCTGGCAAGACCGCCGCAGATGTTGAAGGCATAGCGGTGTCTGACGGAACGCATCGCATCATTGTGGCGAAGGTGGATGCAGACAATGGCCAAAGGTATTATTTCGGCGGCCGAGGGGTAAGCATTGAAGGGCTACCGACCGGTTCATCGGATTACGATGGCGAGGGGAACACCTTAAAAATCATGGCCGCCGTTACAAGTTCTGACGGCTATTTCACCTCGAAGCCGTACAGTGCTGCGGCTGTGGCTCGTGGATATTCGTTCCCGACAGGCAAGCAAGGGCATCTCGGTTCTTCAGGCGAGTGGAACTTGGTTGGAACCTATTATGAGAAGATTGACGAGCTGTTGGCGATTATCGGAGGGGATGCATTGGTCAAGACATTCAGTTTCACGTATTGGGTTTCAACTGGTGGTGGAGACAATATAAAGGCTTTGTGCTATCATCTATACAAATCTGAAGGAAATGTAACTGCAAGGTTGGAAAGCTATTGTTATCGCTCGCGGACATCAACTGTTCGTCCGTTCCGTAAATTCTAAAAGACAAATAATATGGCAGACCAAGATACTAAAGTAAAAATTGTCGATATACAAATCAGGTATAAGGAAGCTGTGGATGCAATGGCGCAATACCGCACGGCTATCGACGAGGCAAAGAATCGGCTTAAGGAACTGAAAAAAGAACTCAAGGATGGAAAAATAACCCAGCAGGAGTATAATAAGCAGTCAGAGTCGAGCAAGGTGTTCATCAAACAGCAGACAGAGGCTATCAATACCCTCAGCAAGCAGGTGAGCAACCAGATAAAGACACAGAACGAGCAAGAAGGTTCATTAAGGCAGCTGCGCGCTGAACTCTCAAATGCCACGGCCGCTTATGATGCGATGTCACGTGCCGAGCGTGAGGGGGCAAAGGGGCAAGAGCTGAAGAACCACATAATAGAGATAACTACGGAGTTGAAGAATGCCGAGCAGGGAACGCTCCGTTTTTACAGGAATGTCGGCAATTATCCAAGTTCCGTGGATTCGACATTGGGAGGGATTACAGAGAAGTTCAGAAACCTTGGGAAAACCATCCTCGGTGTCGCCACAGGCGGAAGCCTTGCCGCGCTGGGAAAGAGCATCATTGATGTGGGCCAATCGTTCGATGCGTCAATGGCAAGGGTGGATTCTGTCACTCAGGAGACAAGGAAGGAGTTCGAGATGATGCGCAAGGAGGCATTGAGGGTTGGAGCTGAAACAGCGTATTCATCTACGGAAGCCGCTGACTCGTTGGAGAACCTGACACGCAATGGCCTTACGGTGGAACAGGCAACGGCCGCATTGATGCCGACACTCAAATTCGCACAGGCGAACTTGGTGGGGTTGGCAGACGCTGCGGACATAATGACTGGCGTATCTAATGGCTTCTGCATGGGAGTGGAAGGGATGTCGCGTGTAAGCGATACCTTGTCTTGGACGGCATCCCACAGCGCGGCAAGAATAAGCGAATTGGCCGAAGCCCTGAAGAATGCAGCGCCGTTCGGTCATGCTTTGGGGCAACCCATCGAGGAGGTGAATGCGGCACTTGGCGTTCTTGCCGACGTACAGATTAGAGGTGCTGATGCCGGAACGGCACTCCGAATGGTTATGCTCGGCCTTGCAACCTCAACCGCTCAACAGCAGAAAGTGTTTAAGGAGTTTGGCATAAACATCAATCAACAGACAATGAAGGCGGATGGCCTGACAAAGACACTTGAAAAGTTGAAGGCGTCGGGCATCATGGAAGCGGCGGATTCTGCCGACAAACTTGCTGATGTTTTCGGGCGTAGGGTTTCGCCACAAGTCATGGCCTTGTTGAACAACATTGACGGCATGAAGGAAAAACTGGATGGTCTGAAAAACTCACAGGGGGCCACGGCGGAGATGTATGAACGCTCAATGGACGCATGGTCACTTGCCGCAGCTGAACTTGACAACCAGCTTGAAACGATGAAGCTGAAAATGTGGGATGAACAAAAGGGCGTGTCAACAAGTTTCGTCGAATCGCTGAACGAGTTGCTCGGCTGGATTAATGCAAACTTCTCCACTGTCGCAAACGCGGTAATGAGCATCATTGCCGGAATATCGTTTGCGAAGCTCATCAATAATGCCATGTCGGCGTTTACCCAGATGAAGGAGTCGGCGGTGTCAAATGCCCAGGCTGCGACGGCGACCGTCCAGACTTGCCAAAATGAGGAAATTGCCCTCAGGAGACAATGTGCCACACTCACTACGCAGTTGGAGTCCGCATCGGCTACGGAACGAGAGCGCATAGAAACGCAGCTCGTGGCGAAAAAGAGGGAACTGGCCAATGCAGAAAAGGCCACTCAAAAGGCCAAGGCCGCAGAGATAACCATGTGGGAGCGTGCTGCGGCCCTTGAAACCGGGAACAGGTGGCAGCAGGCCTTTACGGTGGCCAAGATGGGAGTTACAAGTTTCGTGGCGACGGCAAAGACCGCTTTTAGGGGATTTATTCTTACGGCAGTTCTCAGCCTCGCATTTGAGTTGGTAATGATGCTGTGGAATAAGCTGTCTGAAGGTGAGGGCGTTTTTGCCAACCTCAAGAAATGGGGGACAACTGCATGGAATGCAATTGTCTATGCCACAAATTTGGTAATAAACAAGCTCATTGACTTGTACAATAATTTCTCCATTGTTAGAGGGGCGATACAGGGTGTTGCTCTTTATTTCAAAAGTTTATGGGAAGTCGTGAAATTGGTATTCAACCTCATTATGGACGGCGTGAAGTCTGTCGGGCGCTCATTGTCTGGATTGGGTACAATACTCAAGGGTATATTCACCCTGTCTTGGGATGACATTAAATCTGGGTATAAAGAAATTGTTGACAATTTTGGGCTGACGATAAAGGAGGGGGTTGGCGACATAAAGAATTTCGGAAAGAATGTCGCGAATAATTTTGTTGATGCTTACAACAAAACAATGAAGGCTGCAAAGGTGGAGCATCTGCCGTTACCTAAATTGTCGCAGGATGAATCCCCAAAGCCCAAAACACAAAAAGAAAAGCAAAAAGAAAAACAAAAAAAACAGGACCAAACCCAAAATCAAGCTCTGGCACAAAATCAAGACCAGTCACAAGCCCAAACATCAAGTAAAGAGGATAAGGCCCGCGCCAAGGCGGCACAAGAGGAAGCGAAGCTGGTCGCCGAAGCGGAAAAGGCAATGCTCGACTTGCTTGGTGAGAGCATCGAAAAACGGCGTGCCATGCTAGAAGCACAGTATAATGGTGAGATAAGCAAACTGAAAGCAAAGCTGGAAACTGACAAGACACTTACTGAAAAGTCAAGGGATGCGATAAACCAAACCATAACGGCTAAAGAGAAAAAGCTCCAGGAAGAGCTTGCCAAACTCGATGACGAGAACCTTAAGATACAGATTCAGAACCAGCAGAAGCTGATTGATTCGCGCCTTTCCATTGTACGTAAGGGGGCTGAAGGGGAACTGAACCTGAAAATACAGCAAGGGCAGAAGCAACTTGACCTTGACCTCGTGGCGTTGAAGCAGGAGGAGGAAGCGGCGCAGAAAGGTGCTGCCACTTCACTGATGTACCGTCAACAGGCATTGGCGGAACTTGAACAGTCTGGCACGGCAACAGAGGAACAGCTCGCAAGGGCGAGGGAAGCCGTGGCGTATGCCCAGTCGCAAATAACTTCAATAAGTGAGAATTATGCGGAAATGCGATTGAATAAGCAGGAGGAATGGTACAACAAGGAGGACGAGTTGCGCTACAATCATGCGCAGGATGTGCTGAATGAACAGATGCAGGTGTATCAAAATGAGATAGCGGCTCTTGACTTGGCCGATACGGAAAGGATGTCAAAAATCGTCGAGGACAATGACAACCGCATGACCCTGCAGCAGACACTTGACTCATTGGGGCTTGATGTTGTGACGGAAAATGAAATGCGAAAGCTGGAAATCCAGCAACAGATGGCGCAGGAACGCCTGAATTTCATATTGCAGCAAGGGCAGTTGGAGACGGAAACAGAGGCCCAGTACAACGCGAGGGTCATTGCCGGGAAACAAGCTGTTGCGGATTCAAAGGCCAAGATAAATCAAGCGTCCATAAAGAACGAGCAAGCGTATGCCAAGGCAATGGCGAATGTTGGTGACAGTCTCATAAGCCTGTTGGATACAATTGGTGAACATGACAAGAATTTCGCCATGCTTAGCAAGATTATCACCCTATTCAAGATAACGGTCGATACAGGTAAAGCCTTGTCTTCAGGTATTGCCAGTGCGATGGAATTGCCGTTCCCTGCAAACCTCGCTGCAGTGGCCACAACCGTTGCAACCGTGCTTACCAATATAGGTACGGCAATTTCAACCGTTAATTCCGCGAAGTTTGCCGAGGGAGGTAAGGTTACCGGGCCAGGCACTGGTACGAGCGACTCCATTCCGGCCAATCTCTCGAACGGAGAGTTCGTGATGACGGCAAAAGCCACTGCCATGTTCGAGCCGCTCCTTGTTGCAATGAACGCCATTGGCAAGGGAGTGCCGATGCAAGTGTCTCGTTCTTACGAACGGATCAGCGACGCTGACATGATGTCGCAGTCGTTCACGGATGCGGTCGAGAACATCAGACCCGTCGTTTCCGTGGAGGAGATTACCGAGACGCAGAAGCGTGTAGAGGTCATCCAAAACCTCGATACGTTCTAAAAAATGTTTATAAATGACATAGAACTCGGAGTGAGCCTTCTTTGTTTCGTTAAAATTCACTATTTTTGTACGTGCAAATAAGATAAAAATGACAGAATGACCAAGTATGAAATAATCAAGGCGCACTTCGAGTTCTTTACATTGTTGAACGAGAACTGCATTGACCCTAAGGAAGTCCAGTATTTGGCCCTTGTAGACGAATACAAGGCTATGAAGGCGAAAAGGCATAAGACGTGCTATATCGTCTTTTACCTGAGCGACAAGTACCATCTGTCTGAAAGGGCGGTCTATAAGATTGTAAAGAGGTTCTCCCAAAGGATAAAGTTATGAAGTACATCAATACCATTTCTGAAAGCAGGTTGTACCATGCGGACAATAATGACGTTTTATGCAACCTCCCGGCATATTCTTTTTCCGTCATGATAACAGACCCTCCTTATAATTTCACGAAAAGCTCGACGCAGAAAGTCTATAAGGAAACATCAAAGCGCCTCGTTTCCAAATCGGCGCTATATGATTACCAGGACGGCGGCGAGAACTGTAGGATAAAATCCAAATTCGGGGCTGATGATATTGAAAAGTTCCTGAAACAGATTCCACGGTTGATGAGAAAAATGAATGCCTTTGTTTTCTGTAGCGAGGACCAGTTGGCGTTCTATTCGAGCTGGGCGGCCCGGCATGGGTACAAGTTCGCCGTGCTTGTATGGGAAAAGCCCGTAACCATCATCAGTAAGAGGCGCTTCTCGCAGAATGTGGAGTTCATTGTCCGCATCTACGAGTCCGGCACCGCCTTGAACAATGTTGATGATGTGGGACTCTATAACAGGGTGTTCCACTCAAAGGTTGTGCGCAATAAGCAACATCCCACACAGAAACCATTGGAAATATTCGAAAGGATAATTAGGTTGACTACCATACCTGGCGACGCGGTTCTCGACCCGTTTCTCGGTTCCGGCACAACGGCGGTCGCAGCAAAGAAACTCGGCCGCTTTTATGTCGGGATAGAAAGAAGCGATGAGTTCTTTTCTACTGCCGAGAGAAGGGTGGCGGAAACAACGGAGCCACGTGCAGAATTGGATTTATTTGCATAGTAGTATTTAGTGAAGTTGGTGGTACGGGCGCGTGATGCGTCTGTACCATTTTTGTGATGCAGAATTGATAAATAAAACCTCTTGCAATACTTGCAAATCTGATAACTATTTGCTAACTTTGTGGTAGCAAATAAGATAATAAGTAACTCAAGATTAAGCAAAAAATACAAATGACAAACGAACAGGTTAAAAAGGCGGCGTTGCAACACGCAATGAATGAAACTGGTCTTGACTATATCGGAGAGGTGGCTTGCGAGAATGGATTTATCGCTGGTGCTCAATACCGCATAAACTCTGTATGGCACAAGCCGTCAGCCTATGGCGATGAATTGGCAAGGGATTTTGAGGTTATAGCCAAGACTAAACGGGGATATAGGTTCGGGAAATTCGGCGTAAGCTACTTTTCCCATGAATATGTATGTTTCATAAGCACATCGGGGCTTGATTATGCGCTTTCCGACGTGTTGGAATACGCCTATTTATCAGATTTGCTGCCCGAAAGAAAGGAGATGGAAAAATGAAACGAGCGATAAAGTTCAGGGGTAAGCGCCTTGGTGATGGCAAATGGATATACGGTGATTTCATCCGTAACAGGGGCTTGTCATTCATTGCGGCTGACGAGATAGTGGACAACCCACTTGCCTCGTGGCAAGACTACAACGTTGACGCGAATACAGTCGGGCAGTTCACAGGGCTGTATGATAGCAATTGCAAGGAAATATACGAGAGCGACATAGTACAGGGTTTGGAATATTGCCGATTTCCTGTTTGGCAAGGATGGGAATGTCAACGCTGTCGTCCGTTGGAGTAACAAGGACGCTGGGTTTGTGTTTGATGCCGACTTGACAATTTGTGTCGCCCTAAGCGAACTCATTTCGGCAAATGTGCAAGTGATAGGCAATGTTTACGACAAACAGGGGAAATGAAATGCCACTACATATATACTGAAGATGGCTTAAAGGTTCTTGTTCCTGGATGTATGTCTGTGGCCGTGTCCGGTGACATTGCAGACTGCACTTGCCGTGAAGAAACCTTTGAGGCGTTTGAACGAGAACGATACAACAAGACGGTGAAGGCTCTCCGTAAGCAGGTTAAGGAGCTTGAACGAGAGAACATACAGCAAAACCGTATCATCAAAAACTTACTAAAGAAATTGAGAAAAACAATGAATGAGGTTGAACATCCTAAGACAAAAATGCCAAAGGTCGTAAGCGAGGGGAAAATCAAGATTGGTGATTTTGAAATACGAGTCTGTGTCCTCGACAATGGCAAGCGCATTATTCCACAGGAAGATTTCAAGAAAGCCCTTGATTTCCTTGGACTGACGGAAGATGATGTTGAAAAAATGAAGAAAGGAAATACGCATGAGCAGGGATAAAAGGTTACGAATGCCTGAAGTCGGTGCCTTGGTGGAGATTACGGCAAGGCATTGCAGCGACAAAGTGTCTCCGATGTTACAGGTCGGAAAGCGTTTCGTCGTTAGGAGCGTGACTTCGCTCAAGAACGGAACGCCAGTTGTGGAATTGGCACATCCGACACGGAAAAATGCTGTGCTGCGGATAAATAAGGAAAGGTTCGACTGGCAAGTGATAACGGTGGAAATGCTGTATGAAGAGCAAGCCAAAAAAGAAATAGCCGAGCACGCTTCAAAGCTCATGTCGGCATTTACCTTGAAGGAACAAATCAACTTGGCCTTTGTTCCACTTATATTCAACCATATAGCTTGGGTGTATGCGATGAAGGCTCTCCAAATGAGCGTAGAATACCGTGTGGGCTTATTGAAGAAGATTACAAGGAAGGTGCGTGAGCTTAAGCTGGATTATGAAAGGGAGGTCGCTAAAGACTTGGACAGCCAACATCAAAGGCTTATTGAGGTTGAAACGGAACGTTTCATCTCTGAATACCAAAAGGATTTCACCATCCTTTATTTCTCGGTAAACCGGGAGTTCAAGAAGGAAATGCCTACATACCCTTACGATGACTTGAGGACTTACGCCATCATTTCGATGTTGATGATACGTTTTGTTGACGAGCATAACAAGCGCATGGACGGGCTGATTGCTTCTCGGTTAGGCAGTTTTAAGGAAAGCATACGTATGCCGATAATGGATGCCTTGCATTCATGCATGGAGGCCTTTGCCGGGGATTTGGGAAAGTTTGACTATTCAAATCCAGACATACGGCTTGCCATGAAAGTGATAGGCGTAGATGTGCAGAAGATAGAATTCGAGGTTGTATAATTAATTTCGCGATTATGAAGAAAGCTGTTTTTAATGATGCCTTCGGGCAGACAGAAGGAGTGATAAGCGGACGGATAAGCCAATACAGGCGACCTGTTCCCGATGACGGTGTGAAGAAGTTGAACTACATATTCAAGACGCAGGATGTGCTTGGGGCGGATGGAAGGATTAAGGCCCTGCCCAATAATTATGACAAGTTTGTCAAGAGGTACACCCAGTGGAAAGTCGGTGACGTGATGGCTGTCGAGCAGTCGTACAAGAGTGTATGGCAAATGTTCAACAGTGACGATTACAAGTCCTTGTGTGAGTGTAAGCCGGGCTGGAGGACGAAGTATATGGCAAAGGCGGAGTTCCTTCCTTATGTCATCACGATAAATGAATTGAGGTTGGAGCGGTTACGCGACATGACGTGTGCGGATGCCTTGAGGTGCGGAGTCGTAATGGCCGGCGATACTGGGGAATATACGAATGCCGGGCTTGATCCGGAAACGTTCAAGACAGCGGAAGAGGCTTACATTGCGGCCTTCTTCAAGGAACGCGGTTTGCAATGGGGCGACAATCCTTGGTGCTGGGTGTATGAGTTCAATTTGTCGTTGAATGAGGAAATAGCCGACTTGTTATGCCGTTAGGTGGAATGAAACAAGTGACGGAATAAGTGACGGAATGAATGTTCAAAACCGAACAAAATTGAAAACAGAATAAATGTGTTTGAGTGGTATTTATCTGAAAAATCAGCTAAATAGAGGTGTTGGCGAAGTGGCGGAATGAGTGACGAAACATATGTAGGTGTAAAAATCCTATATAGCTTAGATAAATATGCCCCATTAAGTCTGGTTACTTAATGGGGGTATATACTTATGTGGAAGTATTGCATTCTTTCTAAAGTTCTTTCTTGAGCAAGGCCCACCTGGCTGCAATGGCCTTGCCAATCTTGTCTTTCTTGAATTCCTTGACGTACATATTCGGGGAAGTGTTGCATTGTATCTTCTCAACGCCCTTTGCCGATATTGCGTCAAGTTGTTCTGCGGAGATTTCAAAAGAAGGGTATGCGCTGAAGTCGTGCGTGATGAACCCGTTGACGCTGTGTATGTCTCGCACCATTCCGTCAGTGGTGTCATCTGCGGCCGGAAGTTTTATGGTCTCTCCGCCTTTCAGCCAAAGCGTGAGGTAATCCCCTGCTCCCATCGTAATTTTGTCGCTGCTCGTAATCTTGAGGTCAAGAAAGTAGAAACTTCTATCTTCGACTTTCAGGCCGGACAGGCCAACTGACAACACCATCCTGTCCGTGAAAGACCTGCATATCTCCTTGTCCGTGATGACTATGTGGTCGTCACCTTTGTATGTGTTCCCTACTATTTCCTGTGCCGTGGCGATTACGGGCAACGCCAGCATGGCCAATATAATTAACTTCTTCATATAATCTTGTTTTGTTGTTAGCGGAATGGGAATTCAATGCCAAGTCCAACCCATGCCGTGTATCTGGTATAAGCGATGTAAAAGTTGTACGAGCCAATCTTGTTGTCTTTGCGCTGAAAAGCCAAAGCTGCTCCGTAGTCAAAGTTCCCTGTTGTGGCGGATGCCTTATACCCGTCAATGGCAAATCCTTCCTTGACAGAATAGTATCCAACCATCGGTATAAACCGTATGCTGCCGTCTTGGTATTGGTGGAATGGTATCTGGTAGCCAGCATGGCAAGCCCATGTGGCAAGCCTTTCTGTTTGGTCGATGCCTACAGATTTCAAGCGTTTTCTTGGCCATCCCATAAAGTCAACATAAGCACCGTAAGCTGTTGCGTTGAAACCAAGCAAGCCATAGTCAAAATGCCCTGCCGTACCTCCAATAATACCCACAGAGAAACTTTTGTTTAGCCCGAATAACTTAGGGAAGAACTTAGGCTTGTCCTGTGTCCCATCCTGTGCCAAGCAAGCAATGGAAGCCATGAAGAATGCGGCAAGCAAACATCCTTTCCTCAAACTCGTTAATGTCTTTGATGTTCCCATTTTACATTTCAAAATTTGTTCTTAATTATTCTGCAAAATGGCACTGTGTGAACGAAAAAAACGTAGAACCACTGCCACACCGCTATCAAGGTTCACCACAAACCCTACTCACTCGTGGAGTGATTCTACGTTATGCGTAGATACACTTCACCCTGAGTGAGTAGTCCATTTCAGCCTAAATCCATTTATCCGAGGTGGTGATTCTGATAGCGGTTTTCGGCCAATGTATCGCTGGAAGCCGAAGCTCCCGGTCGTTTTGTCTGCAAAGATAGCTAAAATTTGTTGAACGGCAAATTTATCGACATGGGAAAATGGGGTTGGGAGCGACCTTTATATCTATCGTTGAAATGCTGATTTTACTTGCAAATTTGATTATATTTTTATGGTGAAATATTTGCGTATGTGATTATCTTTGTATACCTTTGAGGTATCAAAAGTGATAAAATAACAATCAAAGGCAAATATCAAGATATGGTGAAACCAAGCGAAAATGTAAGGAGGTTCTACGATGTCCGGTTCGGGGAATTGAACATCGCCGTGAACGGTGGGGGCAGGATGTATTGCCTCATGGACATTTGCCGCATCCTCAACCTCCTAAAGAGGGAGGGCGACAAGATTGTCAAAAGTTGTGGGTGCAAGACCCGCGATTATTTCGTGAAGAGAACCAAGACGGTTGTCAGCAGGCTGTTCGTGGACGAAAGTGGCCTTGTGTCACTTGCGACCGAGAGCCGGAAGAACAATGCCGACAAGTTCCGCGTGTGGGCCGAAGGACTTGTGAAAGTTCCTGTGTTGCCGCTGTTCCCTGCTGGAGGAATTGCCAAGGGTGGGCTTGACAGCAAGGCCGTGGGCGAGGATGACGTTGATGATTACCCTACTGTAGGGCAGTATTTCAAGAACTACGTTCCGCTGGACTATTTTATTCCACTCCTTTCGGACACGCTGAAAGACTACCTTGAGATAAGCAAGAATGAGCCGGACTACAAAAAGAGATTGATAGAACACAGGGTATCTGTGCTTAATACATTTAACGTGACGTTAATAGCAAACATGAAGAAGGGTACGTTCCAGTGCAAATAAGAATACGTCGGCCGGTGCGGTTTTCGAGCCGCGCCCGGGCCTTGACAACCAAATGGAAAATTGATGATATTTTCCCGTTCAAATTCTTGCAAATATGATAATAAATCGCTATCTTTGCTATAGCAAATAAGATAAAAAGATAGTCAAACCAAAATCCAATTAAGCAATGAACACAACAAGTGAAACAACAAAAGTTAGAATTAACAAGAGTATGGTGATGCAAGCCGCCTGGGCAGTGCTTAAGCACAATGAGGCCAAGACTTTCTCGGAAGCGCTCAAGATGGCGTGGAGGGCATTCAAGCTGCGTGCAAAGATGGCCCTTGGAATCGTAAAGTTCTCGTACACGAAACTGAACGGCGAAGTCAGGCAGGCTGTCGGTACATTGAAGAACAATATGTACCAATACGACTTTAAGGGCATCAAGTACAAGAGGTCGCCTTATACGATATGCTATTACGACCTTGAGAAAAAGGCTTTCCGCTCATTCAACGTCGGCTCGCTCATCTAAACAATCAAATCGGTACGGACATGGCAATAAAATCTTTAGAACAAGCCGAAACCCTGAAAAAGGAGCTTGAAAGGTATCTTTCAGTCGGCGAACAGGTCAAGGAGTCAGAATGCAGGGTCGAAATAGACAGAAAGAAAGTCAAGGGCATTGACTACGCCCTTGTTGTGGTTCCGACAGGAGGTAATGCAGGGCAAGCGTTTTTCTACTCTGCGGAGTGCGTTGATTTTACGCGGGGGCATTCCTTGTCTATGTTTATGTATGTGGACGAGGAAGGTGGTTATCCACTAATAAAAGCCCGGATATTCTGACAATAAATGCAAATAAGATATGAAACTTTCCAAGCAAACAATCAATGACATCGAGACGAAAATCGAAGGACACGAAGTGTGCAGCGATTACGAGAAGGACGAGCTTGAGCTGTCACAAGATGGTTTCCTGATATTCGTGGCATACGGCGTTTATGCGAAGTTCGTCGAATGTCTCAACTATCACAATGAGGTGCCTTACAATAATGTCGAGGACTTGTCATATTGGGAATTTGACGGGGCGGAGATAGATGAAATATCGGCCTATGACGAGGACGGTGAGGAAGTCGCGATTGAAAACGCGGAAGTATTAAAGTATTGAATTATGAGATTGTTGACATACAGAAATTGCCATAGGGCAATCAAGGTCAGGAAAATAGACGAGCCTGGCAAGGAGTATTTTTTCGAGTTCAAGGGGTATGTAGAAAAATCCAGTATGTTCCATATACAATACAGCCACAAACTTACCGACGTGGCTACCGGCGAGGTGATATTGGTCGGGGATTATAACGAACAGTTGAGGGCATACGAAATAGTTGAGGAAAGCGACAAGCCTAATTTGGAGACGCTGGATGAACTTGCCTCGCGTTCGCACAGTTGGAGTTCCTTTGACCCGGAAAGTGCAGGCAGGACGGAAATCATAAGTTATGAGAAGTCCTTGGCCGCAATGTTGGAGAAGGTACCGGAAAACCATAAGGATGAGTGTTTCAATGCCTTTTTGCCCCATGTCAGAACGATACTGACGGTAGAGTCGAACATTGCAAGCCCGATGGTTACAGGGCCGGCTGGCTTCAATAACCGCAGGAACCAGAAAGCCCATAACGCTTATGACAATGCCCTCGAACGTTTCCGGGAATGGCAGAAGAGATATTTGAGGAGAATTGCCAAGGAGGTTGAAGCCGCAAAGCCTGTCGAGCAAAGGGAAGAGGAAGAATGGCTTAGGCTTAAGAATGACATAAGTGAGTCCGTGAAGTCCATCATCGACGTTGACAATGGCGCACCTTATTACCGCTCGGCATTTGTCAACTCCATTTATGGGAAAGTGGCGACAATGGCGCAAAACGGTAAAAGGAATATTGTCGCCAAGGCAATGGACTATATCAGAGAATGCAATGCCAGAATGTCAAAGCCTGTGTTCACGGACAGGCATAAGTTCTGGAAACTTCTGGATGAATGTGACAAGGCCGTCGAGAGGAGGGAAGTGAAAGCCAACATGGAGAACCGCCAGGCCGAGGTTGGTGGCGTGGTCGTGGTGAAGAATTTTGCCGAGGACAGACTGCAGCTGCTTTTTGACGGGAAGCCGGAATACGGTGTCATCCAAAACTTGAAAAGCAATGGCTTCAGGTGGTCGCCGCGCTTTAAGGCATGGCAGCGGCAGCTCACGTCAAATTCATTCTATGGTGCAGCAAGAGTCCTTGGGGTCAGTGCGGACGAAATAAAGGCAATATAATATGGACAGTAAGGAATTCTTCGACCTCGTGGCTAAAATGCGGCGGAAGCAGAAAGATTATTTTGCCACTCGTTCCAAAGCCGTGTTGCAAGAAAGCAAGGCTTTGGAGAAACAGGTTGACGATGAAATAAAAAGAGTGGAGGACATACTCAAGGAACGTAGAGAGCCGAAATTGTTTTAGTGTGTCCGATTCAAATAATGAAAAAGTACGTAGGGGCCGCTTTCACACCGCTATCAAGGTTTCACCACAAATCTCACTCGTGGGGCGGTCCTACTTTTATAAAAAAGAATAAACAACAGTGGATATGGAAAAAATATCATTTAGCAGGAATGTGTACGCTGAAGCCTTCTCGATGATTGGTCGGGGCTTCACAATGGTTGCCAAAGAAACGGGTCGGTTGGTAAACAAGGCTATACATAGACAGCCATATATATTCATGGGAGTGGAAGCCTTGGCCTTGATGGTATTTGCTTTGGTTCTCATCGGTAATGCAAGGGCGGAGCGTGATTACGCAAGCAAGCGGTACGTCGGCATCCAGGCCAAGGCGGACAGTTTGCAGGTGGCAAGCGAAATGTGGCACAACGTGGCGAAAGGAGGTAAGCAATGACTAAGCAAGTTTTAGATATAATGCAAATGCAGCACCTGCAAGAGCTGGGGATGGAACTGAAAGAAACAATGCTATATTGGGTAGTTTACGAAGTTGGTCACGAAAATAACTTCGTTACCACGAAGGAGAACGCAATGGAGGTTATTGACGAAAGTTGCGGAATGCTCCCCGCCTACACCTTGCAGGACGTGCTGGATGCGCTGCCTGAAAAGATAACGCATAAGCAAAAAGATTATCTGATTGAGATATGGGAGCGTGACGGCGAATGGTATATTGGATATTTATTCTTTGATGTAGATGATGTAGTGCATCTACATGACGAAACGAATAAATCGTTTATTGATGCTGCCTACTCCTTGTTATGCTGGGCTATCGAGAACAAATTTGTAGAAACGAACAAAAACGGATGAGACATGAGAGTAATTAAGAAAGGTAAACTTCCGCCGAAAGAGAAGAAAATGACGTGTCCTGAATGCGGTTGCGTATTTATGTACGAACGCTCAGACATACATTCAAACCAGCAGGAAGGTTGTTGGGTGGTATGCCCAACGTGTAAGAAGTATATAGCTGTTGACGGGAGATGGTGACTATGAACGTAAAAAAAACTTGCAGAACTTGCGTACATCGTGAGCGTTGGGAGTGCGGTAGCAAGATAATCCAATATTGCAGGAAGTTGAAGAGCAATCGCACATTCAACGGATTGAAGAAAATAAAGTGTAACCAAGAAGCGTGTGATTTATATTTTGAATACAATGAACGAGATACTGAGGAAAAGGATTGAGGAAGCGGCAGCTGAATCACGTAGGGCGAGTGCCGAAACGCTTACAACTTTCGGGCTGCAAAGCTCTATTGATGATGTTGTTGAATTAACAGGAATGGAGCTATCGTACGATGAAGTTTCTGAAAGTGCTTTTGAGAAAGGCGCAGAATACGCCATCTCCCACCAATGGATAATTGTCGACGAGGCGTTGCCGAAAGAGGATTCAAGCGTGTTCATGAACGTCTATGTGGAAATAGATACTGGGCATGGGATTGAGCATTGCACAATAATTGCAGCTTATGCTTTCGGAAAATTTTCCTGTGAGACAAAGCATGTGAAAGTCATTGCGTGGATGCCGATACCAAAGTTTTATGACAAAGAAATTGAATGAATACGGAACAGCATATACACATGCAAGCCTTTTTTCGGGCATAGGTGGCGCAGAAATCGCCGCCGAATGGGTTGGTTGGCAAAATGCTTTTCATGTAGAGATAAATCCATTCTGCCGAAAGGTGCTCGAATATTGGTATCCAAATTCTATAAGTTATGAAGACATTACAGAAACAGACTTTTCTATTTGGCGAGGAAAAATCGACGTCCTCACAGGGGGATTCCCTTGCCAACCGTTCAGTCTCGCAGGAATGCGAAAAGGAACGCAAGATAACCGCTACCTCTGGCCACAGATGCTACGGGCAATTCGGGAGATTAAGCCCTCTTGGGTCGTTGGCGAGAACGTTGCTGGAATCCTCACGATGGTACAGCCCGGTGAGGAGATTGAGGTGGGACGCTGTTCCGCTCTCTTCGACGAGAATCACCTATACAGAGCGAAGCAACAGTACGTCGTCGAGACCGTCTGCCAAGACCTTGAGCGTGAGGGATATTCTGTCCAGCCGTTTGTTATTCCGGCTTGTGCCGTCGGAGCACCCCACAGGAGAGACCGCGTGTGGATTATTGCCCACCGTGCAGACGCAGGGGTTGAAACGGTGCAATGCGGAAGGGAAGACGGAATTCATGCCACTGGACTTGCTGCCGACACCGACAGCAATAGACAGCGGAAGCGGACGAATGAACAAGTCGCCGTCTCTAGGTGCAAAGGAGCGTCCAACGATTGCTCTTGCAGCCAAGATGGGACTGATTCCCACTCCTATGAGTACCGACATACACCATGCAGAGATGGTGGAAGAACTGAAACAAAGCGGGAAGAGCGGTTTGCGTTGCCGGGAGAAAGGGAAGTCTGGAGCCAACGGTCTGACAGACTTCCAGGACTTCAACGGGTTGCTATTGACACAGAGTGCGTCAGACGGAATGCGGGCGAACTTCACGATGGAAAGTCTTATAAGGTACAACAAGCCGAATGCAGAGAGAAGCAACTTGTCGGAACAGATTGCCCACAAGGTTGGTGGTGGAGCTTCCCAACTCAATCCCCTGTTTGTAGAAGAGATGATGGTGTTCCCTTTGATGTGGACAAGCTTACCATTTCTTTCGCCAAATGGAGACGAGAATCCATAAAGGCATATGGGAACGCTTGGGTTCCACAAGTCGCGTTTGAGATATTCATTGGAATAGATATAGAAATGAGGAAAAGAACATAAATGACTATGGACACTTTATATGAACTGAAGCAAGCACTTAATAAAGTAAGCGGAGTAATGTCGTCAGATTGGATTCCGATTACAGTAAATGGCAAGAAGATAAAGAGTGTAGCTCTGACAGATGATTATCGGATAGAGATTAAAACGGAGGAATGATAGTTATGAAGAAGATAATGTTCAATGATGAATTTCTGCTCACCAAAGCGGTGCTTGATGGCAGAAAGACGCAGACAAGGCGGGTTGTTCCGCAGTCAGAGATGGATAAAATCAATCTATTCCAAAAGGAATATTACGAGCTTACCTTTGACAAATTAGAGGGTGCCGAGTTAATCAATCACTACTATTTTGTTGAGGAACGCGGCAGGTCACCTTATCAAATCGGCGAAGTGGTTGCGGTGGCGCAAAGCTATTGTGCCATTGCAGAGGAGTTGGAAAATTGCAATAATGCAACTTGTGCTGCACATTACGAAAAGAATGTGCAAAAGGCATCTGAATATATATCATGGATGGGGCATCCCGGCTTCAACAATAAGCTGTTCGTAGCAGCTGACATGATGATTCACCAAATCCGCATAACCGATGTGCGTGTTGAACGTTTGCAAGATATTTCTGATGCGTATTGCATCAAAGAGGGAATACAAACATTCTATTATGGAGATTGTAAATTTCCTCCCGATGGATATACATTTGACGATGGAAAATCACACTTCAATTCACCCCGTGAAGCTTTTGCTCACCTCATAAATAAGGTGAGCAAAAAAGATGTGTGGAATGAAAATCCCTATGTGTTCGTTTATGACTTTGAGCTTGTAAAATGATAAGATTATGAAGAAATACACGGTGACGTTGAACGAGGAGCAATTGATGCTTATATCCAACTGTCTTGAAGACCTGCATCGCTTCGCTTGCGGAGACACAAGACTTGGGAACACTTCACTGGTGCTAAACCAGTCAAGGAAAGTCTGTGACCGGCTGAGTGACCTGCACGACACCGTTACGCCAGAGCTTGACAGAGGACAAAGCTACGACTGGGCGGGCAATGGTTGCAAGAACGAGGGACAAAGGAAGTTCATTGCGCAAACGTACTACCTTTACCGGGAAATGCTACATCAAGTGGCACTGGCTAACAAATGGAACAACGTGTACTCTTCGCCAACGCTGACGTGCGAGGACAGCGGAGGGGAGATAACAGTGACATGGAAAGAAAAGGTATGACCGACATCGAGCGTGAAGCCCTGTACAACGAGATAGAATTCCTGCAAAAGGAGGTTGGCAAGTACAGGGAACAGAATAAGAAACTTATTAACTTGATAATTAGATTGAAGCATGACAAAAGAGCAGATTGAACAAGAAACGAGGAAGCAGAATCCATATCTTTCAGATGACAAGTCAGAGTTCGACAGGGGCAAGTGTGTGGGCTTTTCATACGGCTTCACTAAAGGCGCGCTATATGTGCTTGACACATTGAGCAAGATGCAGCCAACAGACGCATGGAAGGAAATCACCGATTACAAAAAGGATGAGGACGGTCAATGGAAACCCTAACTTTTGACGTGATGCTGAAAGGGCACTTCGTCTGCACATTGCACTACAATTACAGTCCGTTATTTCCTCTTCGTGAGGACGAGCTGCGTAATTACGTTGTTAGTGAGTGTCCGACATTGAGGAATAGGCCATTCAACATAGTATTTTGAATATGGGAAAAAGAGCAGGAATACAAGAATTTAGCGAATGGTTGCCGATACCCGGCTATCCTGATTACGAGGTCAATACGCTGCGTCCGGCAATACGGAGCTTAAAGCGCTGGCGCAAGACCGAGCCGGTTAAATACTTGAAGTTGGCTGGGCGTAATAAATCTACCGTCTTGTACAACAAAGGCGGGCATTTGTCTATAACGTGGAACAAGGCTTGTTTTTGTGCGACGAATGGCATTATGCCGGAGTTGTTGTCGGAATCAAAGATACACTGCGTTGTAACCGGGAACGGCATCATACCGTTTACGCATCAAGACTTTCTTGTAGAGCTTCAAGCATTGCGTCATAACCGTCCAGTATATAGCCGGGAGGAAATATTACCCCTTTATCAGAAAGAGAAAGATTATGTTGACAGTGTGGTGCAATTCCTGAAAAGTGGAGATGGAACTAAGATGGCGCAAATCCTATATTCATATAAAGACCAAGTGTGTGAATATATGGAAAGAACTCTTGCAGTGACGAATAGGGAGTTACTGGAGGAAGCCTTTGGCTCCGCTGTCGATGTCACGCTTGAAAGGATAAAGACTGAAGCGGTGATAAATCCATATTCGCACCTGAAGAAGCTGGCAAAGTGTTACATCTACCATGTCAGAAGAAAGCGTAGAAAAGAACATATAACGATTAAGCAAAGAAAGGAATGCGTATGAAAGAAAAGTCTTTGACCGTAACGGAACAATTCTTACAGGAGGCAACTCACTTTGACGCTTTGCTCATGCAGATAAAGTGCAAGTTGTTGGATGCAGCTCCCAAGATAGAGGTCGTTTATAAAGTAATTGGCACCCCACCTAAGATAGAGGAATGGAAAGTTGACAAAATTGAATTGTCGTTGCCAAGCAAATATATGCCTAAATTTTGGGAAAGGCCAACAATAAACAAGCGAGCTTTGCGAAAAGACGTGTCAAGGATTATGGAGTATTGCTCATTCATCCAGTTGGTTCGTGACAAGTTTGAACTGTCATATCTTATTTCGTCCAAAAGGGAAATCGGTGTGTCCCTTAGTGCCGTGCGTTACAGCGAGTTGGTAAAGGAAGACGGTGAATGTTTTTATTTGCGTGACAAAGCGGAGGAGGAATGCCAAAAGCGGCAGGAAAGGTATGATAAGTATTACAAGCCACGTGAAGGATATACGGCTTGCGCTTACTGCCATAAGCAGGTGCCCAATGACAGCATTATGTATAAAACAATAATTGGTATGGGTGTGGAGCGTGTGCTTGACAGCTTCCGTGGAAGGTGGATAAACAAGCGTGTCGTGACAAAGGAGCGTTTGCCGTTTTGCAGTGGGGAATGTGCTTATAGTGAACAATGTAGCAGGGAGGGCTAAATATGAAAGTGATATATAACAATGTAATTCCTTTCAAGGGATACAAATGTGTTAACTTGTTCGGTGTCCTGTTCGTCAGGAGAGGTCTTGGCATGAGTGATGTGGATTTGAACCATGAGGCCATCCACACGGCGCAGATAAAGGAAATGCTTTTCGTGCTTTTCTATTTGTGGTACATCACGGAATGGTTTGTTCGGCTGTTCTTGAAAGGACGGGCCTACCGCAACATATCATTTGAGCGTGAAGCCTACGGCAACGAGAATAATCTGTCGTATTTGGAGAGGCGCAAAAGTTTTGGATGGACTGAATATTTACGGAACAAGAAATAGTATTATGAGGAAGAAAGTAATATACCAAAAACAAGTGAATGTATTGATGTGGAATATCTTGGGCGAATATCCGGCACAGGTGGTAACGAGGATTTTTAAGCGCAAGTTCTTATGGTTCACATTCTACAGGATAAAGCAATATATACCGAAAATAAAGAACCCATGCTTTGACGGTGAATATTCGGCTAATACAAGAGCCGGGCTTGTTGCGGAAGGAGAATACGAACTTGCCCGGACGTGGCTCATTGACAATATAAGAGGACGTTATGAATAAATCCAGAAGCAGGATTGACATAAATAGGATATGCCCTTTAACGTTTCAATATCCAAATGAAGATGAATAGGGCATTTAGGTTCGCTTGATTGTGGACTATCTTTTTATTTGCTTTGCCTATATCCGTCTGTGAAGATAGATGTGGGCTTTATGTAACTGTCTGATTATCAATGAATTATTTTACAAATTTGATAAAATTTTCTCTTGTTTTCCTTGCCTATATGATAACTTTTGACTAACTTTGAGGTGTCAAAAGAGATAAAAAAAGATAATCACAATTAAAAGCCAATTAAGCAATGGAAACAACAGTATTTCAATCAAGAATTTACGGAGATAAGCTCACAATCAATGGCAACGCTATCGAGGTAACCAACAAATTCGGCGATACCTACAAAGGTCGTCTGGACGAGAACGGCAAGGTCGTAACGAAGTCAAGGCTCGGACTTGGTTATCTCGTCAGGGCAATGCAAGAGTACAGGGAGGAAACAAAATAAAAATCGTCAAACCGTTAAAGAAGAACAATCATGAAATCTACAAAATACATCAACTCAAAAGGTTTTCCTAAAGGTGCATTCATTTATCATATCAAGAAGAACGGTGAGAGATACAAGAAGCCATATTTTTATCAGTTTTATGGTTCAGAAAAGAGTGCCGAGGATATTATCAAGAGATTGGAATATCTTAATCCGGGGCAAAGGTTTGAAAAGGCCAACTTCGAAGAATTTTGCTATCAATAAAAGTATCAGGCCATGAGGAAAGTAACGAGAACCATAGAGATAACCTACATAAAAGACCACGGAAGGTTTCACGAGCAGTTTTGCAACAACACATTGCTGTTGCGCTCTGCGAGAAGAGAAGGTGACAAGGAGGTCGTGAACAATTATGTTTACAGCGTACTCAAAAGGAACAGAGGAAGCGAATTTGACTTCAAGGAGTATTAAGCCCAATGCAAATAAGATAAACCCACAAAAAAAACAATTAAGCATGAAATTCATATTTACGATACCTTTGGCAGACTGGGAAATAAAGACAAACGCAAATACGCTTGCCGAAGCTATAGAAGAAGCGAAACGTTTTAATTACTCGGAATTGGCGAACAACCCTGAATATGATTACACAATGTTGCAGGTCGAGGATTTGGATAATGGGAGGGTCTTTGACGTGTTCACATACCCTGGGAAAGGAAACCGCGTAGATGTAAAACATGAGATTACTGAATATGATTGGTATGGCAATGAAGTGGACGAACATCATGTAAATTGTAAGGTTTTTGTTTGAGTAGTTTAATGAAATGCCAGACAAGAATATGTCAATAGTGGAGTGTGGAAAAATAAAAATGCTAAAAATATGTTATTGTTATTAGCGAACTCTATTTTTTTTCGTATCTTTGCCAATAATTCTAACTAAGTATTACTAAAAATATTGATATGACAAAAGTTGTGTCAAAGGAAGGCATTAAGCGTGCTAATGCTGCCATGATTCATGGAGTAAAGCATGGCGTTTCTGTTGATTGGCACAATGTGTCTGTGCGCTGTTGTTACGGGTGTATGTACCATGACTTTTCCCAAAGACGATATTTGTTATGGAGGCAAATAAGGCGTTTGCAAAAGTCTTAAAATAGACAGCAGCTCGGAAAAACGATGTAGAACTATGGACAGAGTAACAATTTCCATTAATGGTGCAATAACGATTGGAGCAGTAAGCGATGGCAATGTCACAATGTTTGCAGGCGTTGCAAAAAACAGTGTTTTCAATATTGAACAGTCTGTTGATAGGGAAAGCGAATTGTTAATACGTGCAGTCAATAATCGTACAAGAGAGAGAAATTATTTCCGCAAATATTGCGAGCTTTTGGAAAATCAAATAACCGATGAGGATTTTGACAAGGAAATTTCTGAAAATGAGGATGATTATGTCGTGCCACAAGAAGAACCTGCAGACAAAGAGGATTGGCTAATCGCTCTTCGCCTTGCTCCAAGGTTGAAAGACACAGATTATGTGGATGACATTGCAACACTTTTTTCCATATCGCAGCAGCCAATCCCCAAGTTAATATCTACAAATAATGGCGAAATACATAAATTTTAATGATTTAGTTGAAGGGGCAAAGTGCCACGTTTCAGCACGGAAAATAATTTGGAAAGGGCTGCGTAAAGACCCGATTACAAATCAAAACATGATGTTGTATGAGCTTGACAGGAATTGTTCTGTAGAAGTAACGGAGAGTTTGCATTTGGAGGCCGATGCCTTGGAATTACGACAGCGTAAGAATGTACATGGAAATGTTGGAGACCAAATAGGAGGCGATGCTATCCAACTTTTTATCGACAGCAAGCGTAATAACTTGAAATTTGAGGTTAAAGAGGGACAATCCGCCAGACATGGAGCGAACTTGTCAGACACCAATGTTCGTACTATAGGGCAAATAAGATACCCTTATCCGAATTTATTGAAGAAACTTGGCTATACAGCAACGAGTGGTATTATAGAACAGCATCAAGATTAAAAATATGAAGATAGACATTTTTACTTTGTGCGATAATGCTCAGGAATACAATGGAAAATTGGTTATTGTTGGAACATTCAACGAACTTTTTGCTGGAAATTTTCCAGCAACCCATCCTGAGATGGCTATAGTGGCAAGAACCATTATAGAGGAAGAAGATCCTGAAGAACATGAATTGGAGATTTCGGCAATAAAAGCTGAAACAGGGGAAAACGCATTACTTCAACCATTTAAGACGCAACTTAGTACAAAAGGGAATAAGGGTAAAATTGTTTTTTCAAATTTAATATTACGAATAAACAATATGGTTATTCAAGAGCCAGGAAAGTATATTATAAAATTTCGTATAGATAAGTTGGAAAAAGAAACTATACTTAATGTTAGAAATGTAATTGTGCAAAAATAACGAGAAAGTGAGGTTGGAACAAATTTGTAACGACCTCATTCCCTATTTTTGAATTGTGTGGCAAAGTGCTCGTATCGTAATACGATTTATTGCGGTACGGGCACTTTTTTTATTTTCAACTGAACTTCAGCGTTCACCAACAAAATCCGTTTCTTCGGGCAAAAGCGATTATTAAGAGGTAACTTTGGTCTGTGTTAAGTGCCTGCAAGGCTATTTACAATATTTAAGACCAGAGATTTACATATCCGAAGAATGGCAAAACTAAGAATTTACAACGCGATTGTCGATGAGGAAGAAAAGGTGTTCCTGCAGGATTGGTGCGGTGTGGATGGCATCTGCTACAAGGACATTCCCGAGTTCCTCGACTCAATGGAGGAAGGAGACAATCAGATAGACATCAGATTGCATTGTCCGGGCGGCAACTGCATTGAAGGATGGGCTATCTATGATGCGCTGCGTAACTCCGGCAAGGAGATTTCGGCGACGATTGAAGGCGAGTGCTCTTCCATGGCAACCATCATCCTTCTTGCCGCCCCGAAGGAGCGCAGGTACGCATTCGAGAACGCAAGGATGTGCATCCACAACCCACACGTTGAATGGCTTGACTTATGTACAGCCGAGCGTCTCACGGCAGACGAGATAGACCGGCTGAAAGGGAAGCTGGATGCCCAGGAAACGCTCCTGCGTGAGGAACAGAACCGCATCCTTGACCTCTATGTGGAGCGTACTGGCGCTTCGCGTGACGAACTCCAGCAGCTCATGGACGAAGACAAGTTCGTCGATATGGCCAAGGCGGCAGAACTCGGTTTCATATCAGGCACGCTTGCCCCGAATACTGCGAAAAAGAATCATTCACCAAAAAACAAAAAGATGGCAAAAGAGAAAATCACTATTGAGAACCGCGTCGTAAAGCAGCTTCTCAAAATGGCAGGTATCGCTAAGGTGGAGGACGTGAAAATCCTCGACCAGAAGATAACCGCAGCGGACGGAACCGAGTTTACGGTAGAGCGCGAGGATGGCGACCCACAGGTCGGCGACAAGGCTTATCCAAACGGTACGTATGTCCTTGACGACGGAACGACTATTGTCGTGGAGGATGAGGTGATAACCTCGATAACCACCGAGGACGACACCAATGAGCCTGTGACAGACCCGGAACCTGCACAGCAAAACCTTGCGGAGCAGGTAACGGCATTGACCGCACAAGTCAATGAACTGACGGAGCAGGTTTCTTCGCTGAAGAATGAGAATGAAGCGTTAAAGGGCGACAACGAGACCCTGACCGCCGAGGCAAAGACGGAGGAAGAGAAGGAAATACTTGACATCGTGTCAAAGGCCGGCGGCAAGAAATGGCTCGACTCATTGAAAGGCGTCAGGTCAACTTTCAACGCTAACAACCGCTCGTTCGTGGAGCACGGCAGCAAGACGGCCGTCCAGCAGGAAACCACGACGCAGCGTCTTATCAGGGAGCAGCGCGAGAAGCAGGAAGCAAGACGCGCCGCAAGTAAAAAGTAACATTAACATTCAAAATCACATAGAAAGATGATAAACTTCGAAGATTTTACCGTCGATAACGGTGCGATTAGAGACCTCCGGGAACTTCTTTTCACGTCTGTCTATAACGACCCCGATTTGGAGCGTGTGGCAACGATGAGGACCGAGGTCAAGAACGGCAAGAAACTCGGATACCTCGACAGCCTCGGCGATGTCGGCGTTCCGGGAGAGGGCTGCGACCCGACATAT